TTCGGCGATACAGCGGACGCGATCAAAGAAAAGATGGAGGACATGATTCATAATCTTATAGAGAAAGCTGCGATGGCCGGTATTGTCCAGGCGGTGCTGAAGCCGTGGTATGATGAGCTCAATCGTCTTACTCCGGAGGAGGTGGATTCAGAGAGGATCGCGGAGCTGATCGGCAATGCGTATGCTCTGATTCCGACTCTCAATGAGGGCCTCGCCATAGCTACCAGTAACCTCGAGGCTGCTGGCGTAAATATGCGCCAGGCCGCAGGAAACTTCTCCGGTATCAGCAGGGATTATGCCACGGCTACCGAGGGGGCTATCAACGGGCTCGCAGCAGGTGTCAACACCCAGAATTTCTACATCTCGCACGTTCCGGAGATTGCTCAAAATGTTGCACTCATCCTTGCGGCTTTGAACGGTAGCTTAGGGCGACCAGAGGCCCCGTCGGCGGGAGTATCCGAGCCGAAATACATGTCGTTCTTGCCCGAGATGCATAGCGACCTGCACGAAATCCGGCTAATGCTCGCAAAAGTCATCTCCCCGAACGGCGTTGCATCGAACACGCATTATGTTGCAACTCGCTAAAAAGTTGAGGATTAATAGGATTATTCAAACTTTTTATTATATTTGTATCATATGAAACCAGAATGGCAAAAATATTTAATGAGAGAGGCTTCCTCGCATCACATGTGCGAGGAAAACCGCTCCCTCCTCGCGAAAGTGGAGACCAAATCTGACGCCATAGCCTTATACAAAAAAACTATAGACTGGGCGCTGGAACAGCAGTATCCTTCCTGGCCTGTCCTTCGCCGGTTCTTCTCTGATAGCGAGTCCGACGGCCTTTTCATCGGCAAGGAATTCCATGGGGAAGTCCTGGATTTTCACCAGGTATACGTCTTCCATAATTGCAAAGGGACGATCTATACGGGACTGAACGAGGAAAGGGCGATCATCCCAATGCTCTATTTTGCCAATAATTGCGACATGACTGTAAAGTACCGGGGGCCTGAGGGCCTTGCGGTGCGTGTTCCGTTCTATATTTTCGGAGACAATACTGTTTTAGGTGAGAACTCTGAGAATATGGTGAGTCAAATATATAAATTCGATGTACGATGAATGATACCCTCTACAGCTCTCTGAAGGATATAGTGCTCCCAGTGGTGACCCTGGTCTTTGGATGGTTTGCCAAGGTTTTCCGCGACAAGCAGAAGAAAGAGCACGATATCTTGGATAACGTCGAGCAGATCATGAATATGCAAAAAAAGTATATCGAGGACCAGCAGTCCTTGATCAAGGAACTGAATGAGAAACTTCGGGAGAAAGACCAGACCATAGAGGACGCACAGAAACTGATTAAGCGTGTGGAGGCAAAATTGGACCGGAAGGAACGTTCGATTCGGCAGGCGAATAAGTGTAAGTACACCAATGAGGAAGGAGGCTGCCCCGTACTGCGTTACGACGAAGAACATGACATAGACATAAACGAATGTGCGACATGCCAACTTAAAATCATACCAAAATGATTAACGTTAGAATACAAATAGGCTCAGGACCGGTAAGGGATACCACTTACTATGGTCTTGTTTATCTCGATTCGGATAAACGCGTCGGGGTACCCAGCAAGGACTATGAGTCTACGTCATACCCCGAAGAGGAAGGGGAGCACATAAATCCGAAAACCGTCGATGCTCCTTTTGATTACAAGGTGAAGTTCTTTATCCAGGCCGATTCCGTAAAGAATGCGAATAAGAAGATATCCGAGTTCAACGCGCAGCTTTTTACGAGGGTTCTGGACGAGAATGAGCAGCCTACGGATGTCAAGAGCTATAAGCAGGTAGTTTTCTATAACGACTTCAAGAGACACACGATTGTCGGGTATCCGAAGCCTATCCCGGAGGCGACTGACTTTTGGCGGGATCCAAACAATCAGGTGAACGATGTCGTAATTGTCGAATTTCTTATAAGGGTAAACAAACCAAGCCTTTGTAATTTTGACCTATGATACCGCAGATAAAAGAAATAAACTTCGGCCCGGGGACTGGGAACGCATATGCGACCTTGCATCAAGCCACGGTCTCTTTGCAGGATATGGGAGACCGTCTTATCAATGCTCAGGTAAAGATTGACGGGGATGTCGTTCCTTCCTTTGACGGGTGGGAGCTGGAGTTCAAGGGGGAGAGGTTTATCCTCCCCGTAAAAGAGCCGCAGGCTTCCAAGGACAACTCTTCCCGAAACTCTATAGTGGACCTCACTTTCCATTCGTGGGCCGTCTATCAGATGAAGCGCTATTACTTCATGGAGATGACGTCGATCGGAGCCGGTGTGTCCATCGCGGATAAGTATGAGGCTTCCATAAATTTGTCCGTGTCCGATTTCGTCGTACTTTTCAACAAAGTGCTGGACTACTATTTCGGAGGTAAGATCCGGATGAATCTTTATAGGTCCTCTCAGACGGAGTACAGCTCCGAGCCGGTATTTTTCCAGATAAATAACATGTTCATCTGGGAGGTCTTGCAGAAGTTTTTTGAGATATATGGCTACCGCTGGTCTTTAGATTACGATGCGACCCAGGATATATACTACATAAAGGTAAATTATCCTGCAGAGGTTGTTGACGACCATGATTTCATGTACGGCTACGCGGGTGGTCTTACCCGTTTTGAGAGACAGGTGCAGGATTATGATATCCAGAATGTCCTCTTGGGGCGAGGCGGTGAGAAAAACCTCCCGTTCAGATACTTCAAGCTGGCGGACCCGAACAACACGGCGTGGGAGGAAGACCCTGACGCGATACCAGAGCTGGCGAACGTTTATTTCGAGAATCTCCGTGACGCAAATTTCCGTTGGTATGTTCGAGGATGGATGCATAATCCCAATAGGGATACGAGTGGCGATGAAGCATGGGACCCGGGACATGTATTCCCTACCTATTCCGTCATTCCTGCAGAATATCAGGATGCATACAACAAGGGTGCTACTGATACGCGTTTCGACCCTGTGGAATACGTCAAGGATGAATTATCTATAAGCAAGTATGGCGAGAGATGGGGTATGCTCGATGACAACGACGAGATTTATCCTACCATACAAGGCGTGGAAGTGGGTGGCCATAGGATAGACGAGACTCTCGCGGTCTCCGAGATTATCACCGATAACATCGAAGAAGCCGCCGTCCGGTCTTCAGAGGTGTATAACATCGAGGGAATTTCCGAGGCTAAAGCGGTCAATCCTGGTAGTAACGAAATTGTTATCCGGGGACGTGATTTTTCGGTTCCAGCTGGCCAGACCGTAAACGTAAGTATCGTTGGTTCGTATATTGGATATGCGACTGCTCGGCGAGAGGGTCCTATGCCTCCAGCCAGGGGGGAATGGAGAAGTGTATCTAAGGATGACGTGTGTCAAAACTTCATATACATAGATGCGCCACACTCTCGATTGGTGATAAAGAGGAAGTCTGATGACACGGAAGTGTCTGCAGTAGCCCTCACGCAGGGAGAGTATTATTACGAATTATCCCTCAGGGTTGTAGTGACAGATAACAACCACTACCGATACATGTCGGGAATCAGCGGGTTGAAGATGGTTTCAGCGGTTGAAAACCCTAATGCTTGGAAGCCTACTTTCGATATCTGGGTAGGAAATATCTGGGGAAGTAGCCAGGGAAACTTGGAATCAGACGAGGACTATTCCAGAAGGGTGTGGACAAAAATCTTGGGCGATAGGACCGGAAAGGAAGCCAAGGTGGTATTCTCCGACGGCTTCATGTCCATCTCTCAGGACTACGAGTTTGTCATAGCGGATTATCCGGTCGTGGATAGGTCAAGGACTAAGGACGGCGTGCACTCCGAATGGAGGATAACGATGTATAAGTCCGATGCCGAATACAAGTCTACCGGATTGTATATACCGAACTCGACGACCGGAGGAAAACCGGTGGCGGGAGACCATTTCTACTTTGTCGGAATAGACATGCCGTTCATGTATGTGTCGTTAGCCGAGGAAAGGGTTTCGGAAAGCAAGACTGACGCTCTGGAGGAGACAAAAGAAGTGAAGCCTACATGGGTGATCAATCTTGACAAGGTCAGGATAAACACTCTTGAAGCGTCTGACCAGGGACGTCTTTTGATAGACCGTCTTTCGACAGGCACGATGATACGTATAAAGGACAAGAGGTTCACGGCTAACCAGGCCCTTGCTCTTTACGTCAAGTCCTTGACTTATACATGGAACAATCTCTCGAAGAACGATGCAGGCATAAATCCGGCGATAGAAGTTGTCCTCACGGACAAGGTTGCGGCGGTATTGAGTCCTCTACAGCAAGTACAGGGCGAGATATCCGCGATGAGAACCAGTTATGTCAAGACTGCAGACCTGGAGGCGACCATCAGGGCCGTAACCGCTCCAATGTTTTTGAAAAAGACTGGCGAGATAGAGAATTCTGAATCCCCTACTCATTTTGCAGGACTGCTCTCCAGCAAGAACTTCGCGCAGGGCGAGTTCGGAGGCACCGGCTGGGGGCATTATATCGACCCGGAAGGTGCATCCGTGCTGGAGGTGGACAAGATTATCGCCCGTCAGGAACTGCGTGTTAACAGTCTTGTTACTAATCAGGTGTCATATGAAGGCGGCAGGCAGGTCATATCTGCAGCCTCGATTGAGTGTAACCGTGTCATCGACGACGACTCCGGATATATCTGTTATTTCGACCAGAAGCAGGGTTCGCTCTCCAATCTTTTTGTTGTGGGGGATTATGCCTTAAGCCAGGTATTCGACCCGGACAATGTTGAGATAAAGTATTACAAGAGAAGGGTGACCGAAGTAGCTGACAGCTATATAGTTCTATCCAAGTCTGATTACGACGGCCTGGGCGTCCCGGAAGATGGTGACGTCATAGTCCAGTATGGACACGTGTCAGACCCTAACAGGCAGTACGTGATAGTCAGGGATGTGATAGGCGGTGGCAACGAAAGAATGTTGTCAGGACTGAACTCCGCCTCAGCGACCGGCGTGGAGTATTATTTCGCAGGAAAGCAGAACAATGGAGCGTCTCGCTGGTTTGTAGGTGACGCGCAGGGCGAACACGCGGAATATATCAACGGAACGCTGAATATCACGGGCCGAATCTCGGCTCAGTCCGTTCTGCAGAACAGCGACGGCACTTGGCATACCCTTTCTTCGTATCTGGACGACATAGAGGATGCTATTGAGGAGCAGAGCGGAGATATCGCCGACTTGGATTATCTAAAAAGGGCGCTTCTGGATGGGACCACGATCATCGAGGGCGGTTTGGTGTTGTCGAGTCTCATACAGCTGGGTAGCGGTACTCCATTCGTGGTTTACTCCGGCATAAACGGAGTGCGGGATGCAAGCAAGAGGGGTGGAGGAGTTGCTGCCTGGTATGGCGGTCCTATGGTGGACCATCAGGCATCGCCGGCAGAGGTTGACTACGCCAAGTCCTTGTTCCGATTTGACGGCTCAGGTTATTTCGCGGGTGGCAACATCTCCTGGAATGCTGACGGAAGCGGCCAGATCCCTGGTATCTCGTGGTCCAACGGTCGTGTCGTGCTGGATTCCAACATTTACCTCAGCGGCGGAGACCAGAGAGTGGTGCAGCTTGCAGATGCTGTGACACAGATTCTTTCCTGGTTCGAGTATGATTCAACCAATAATGCCATCCATGTAAAAGGACATTACGGGTTTTACGGCGACTCGTTCGTGAGCGCCGGCGGGCTCTCAAGCACTCATAGCGGCGGAGGCACCGGAGACATAACGGTCTTTACGTCCGACGCTTTGGGAGGCTCTTTCTTAGATAACACCGGTTCCGTATTCAACGCCTACACCGTCAATGCCCTGCACGGCAGGATAGCAGCTCTGGAGAACTCTACGCCTAACGTGGCATGGGGTACTCTCGGTGCGGACTACTCACCTCTTACCATCAACGGTGTCACGAGGAATCTTCTCACGACGCACCAGGCTATCTATCCTCTGACGATAAAGGTAGCCGGGACTACGAGGACCATATACAACCCGTCCTCGGCTGCGGCGAATTGGAACTTCGTGGCCGGCACGGGCATTACGCTGACGGGAGCGTCAGGACAGGTGACTATCGCCATCGCGTCAGGCTATGCTACGCAGACGTGGGTCAATACGAACTTCTACACCAAGACTCAGGTCGATAACATGGTAACGGCGATCCCGAAATTCAAGGTCGAGGTCGTGCAGACCCTTCCGGCCGTGGGAGACTCCGCTACGGTATATCTCGTACCTACGCAGAACGATCCTCAGAACCTTTACACGGAATACATCTACGTTGACAATGCATGGGAGCAGCTGGGTACGCAGGGAACCGACCTTACCGGCTACGTGAACACCCTGACGAACTCGGGCAGCGGAAACTATGTGACAGGCATTACCAAGAGCGGCAACACCCTTACCGTGACCTACGGAACACTGCCTACTACGATAGCGCTTGCGAACGTGAACGATGCCGACGACCTGAAAGCGATCGAGGCCCTGACGGGTACATCCGGTCTGCTGAAAAAGACGGCTGCAAACACCTGGACCCTCGACACGACGGCATATCTGTCGTCGCACCAGACCGTGACGCTTGCTCCTGGAACCAACAACGGAACCCTCAAGCTGACCACGGCTGCGGGAGTCGTTGACAATATCGCCGTGAAGGGTCTCGGGACTAACGCCTTCTCGTCCGAGGAGTATCTGCCGCTGACGGCTGGATCGTCGAAAGAGCTGACCGGCGACCTCTATACAAGTAAGTGGATAACGGCCAGACCTGCTGTAACCGAAACGGAGACGAACTATCAGGCGGATTTCAGAATAAATCTGAGAGACCCTAACAATGCCTCGACCTATATGTTTTTTGGACGAGCCGCCAAGAACAAGGCAACTAATGTCATGACATACTACACGTATCTCACCGGAGGTTTCTTTACTTGCCAGTACACTCAGACACCTGCCGGAACTCAGGGATACAGATACTTCACCGTCGGCTCAAGTGTGGCAAAGGCTAATGCCAACTCAGGCTGCGGTGCGATAAGGCTCTACGGTCTGACGAATGCGGATAGTGAAAGGGCTTACATGGTTACGCTCCGTCCTGCAGTCATCACCTCCGCAAAGACGATCGTTATCCCGGACAAGGCAGGAACGATAGCCCTGACGACCGACAACGTGGCTTCCGCTACGGTCCTCGCAACCGCAAGGAACATCAACGGAACGGCCTTCGACGGCTCCGCCGATATCACCACGGCATTGTGGGGAACGGCGAGGAACATCACCATAAGCGATTCCGACAACACCAACACGGGAACGGCGGTCAGCGTCAACGGAAGCGCGAACGTCAACCTTCTACTCCCTGCAACGATAAAGGCTACCCTTAGTGGCAACGCATCGACGGCCACGACATTGGCTACCAGCAGGAGTATCTGGGGGCAGTCATTCGACGGCTCGGCAGACATTACCGGAGCTATGAGCGATGTCACCTCCATAGATTCCCTGCTCTACCTCGACACGACCAACTCCCGTATCGGAATCGGTCAGTCCAGTCCTGCATACAAGCTCGACGTGGCTGGCACGTTCAGGGCGACCGGTAATTCCCAGATAAGCGGAGCCCTCGGCGTGACGGGACTTGCGACATTCGGCAGCAATGTCAGGCTGTCAGGGCATTCTCTCTATTTTGACTCTTCACACAGCAAGTATGCGGTGTACGACACTACGGAGGGCGGACTTCATTTCAATTGCGGTATCTACACTGACTCATGGTCTTCCGCCGGCGGCGTATCCACTACGTCAGATATCAGGATGAAGACCGATTTCGTCAAGGTAGGGCTGACCTTGGCAGACATAGCCAAGGCTCCTGCAGTTGAGTTCGCATGGAAGGACGGACGCGGAAGGAGTGCCGGCTCAATCGCCCAGTATTGGGAAAAACACCTGCCGTACAACGTCCACGGAGACGAGAAGAAATCAATGGAATACGGCAATATTGCCCTCCTGTCTGCAATCACCATAGCGAAAGTCGTGGAATCCCAGGAAGCTAAGATAGAGCGGCTGGAGAAACGCGTCGAAGAACTTGAATCGGAAGTACAACTCTTAAAACAATAGACTATGCCTTACAATCCGCTTTCAAAGATAGTGACATCTCCGGTCAGCATCGGGGATGTTCAGCAGGCTATGAGCGATTATCGCTACAACGACATTGGCAATCTCTGTACGAGCGACAAGATCAATCACATGGCCAAGTACCATCCTCTCAAGCCTACGGGCTTCCCTAGGCATCACCTTACCCCTTATGAGCGGGAGCAGAGGAACTACGGATGGTCGGATACTTATGTGGAGGGGGTTGCCCTCCTTCTTGACCCTTGGCCGCAATCACTTTCGAATCTTCCCCAGTTTGAACTGAAACGGAAGGACGATTCCCGTCCTTGGATATATTACAACCTGTGGGACTTCGCAGAGGACGCTCAGTATGGCTATTATCATAGCGCCCCGAAGCAAATACTCTATAGTTGCGAAGGTACCGCACTAGCAAATGATGTCGTAAACCCTGCGAGCGGAGGAGCGAGGTTCATGATATTGCAGGATCTGGTCGATTCGGCGATCAGCGGAAAACTCCTTTCCTGGAACAACAGGACCCTCGTAGATTCGGGGCTTCATAGGGTTATATCTGCAGACCAGAAGGAGTGTTCAATCTATCCGGAAGACCTGGTGTTCCATTCTCCGGGGACGGGGTTCGACCACTATATATACGACCATAATAGTTATCTGTGCGTCGTAATCCAGGATCTCAATCGTATAGGCGAACAGGGGTCTTACCAGATACTCGACGCAGCAAGGGCACTGGGATATCCGAGCACTCTCGAAGAGGCTCAGGAAATGCTCTTTGTAGATCTTTCTAACGCATTTGTGCAATATTCCAACCACAACTATGTGGCCATCCTCTGCGTACATGCAAGAGACCAGATATTACAGGGTAATGAGATCACCTACAAGGATATCTTCATCCCTATCCAGGGCTCTGCAGAACACCCTACGGTTATACCGTTCACCGATATCCTCCCACGGGAAGGTTACGACTATCAGGCAGTAGGGTTCTCGCCGGTTATGACCCCTCCAGCGCCGGGCCTCATAGTAGTCTTCCGTTCAAATCTTACCGTCACGTCCCGAGACAGTGACGTGTATATCAGGATGAGGGTCAAGAACCATACGGGAGTCCCTTCCGGGGCTGACGCTGAGACGAGTTTGAAGTGGAAGCTCAACATTAGGTTCAGGGGCAACCTCTATGACAAGAACGGGTATAACTATTACGTGGACGAGACATATTCGCTCCCGTTCGAAGATTATTATCCGACAACCCAACAGTTCTTGTCCCTTCCTGACGGGCAGCTTGTCCCCGTAACCTTCAAGATACCGAGCGACAGAAAGCTGTTCAGGACAAGGACTATCACGGACCCGTTGGACCCTCGGTATGGAACGCGCATCGTTCCTGTTAGCGGAACCCTCAATGTAATCTCATGCGAAGTGACGTTCAATGGTGCCGTCCTTAACGAGATGCCCGACCAGCCGAGTATGTCGGTAACGGTGAATGATCCTTCAAACGAGAACGAAGGACATGTATAGGGATTTGCTATTTAGGTACAAAAAACATATATTTGTAAAAATTCCTAATCTGTTATGAAAAAGAGTGAAATAAGGGTCGCGCTTGACGCGTTGAAAAGGCTTAAGCTCCCCAAGATTGAGGACAAGGAGATGAGGAACAATATCATCTCGATTCATTTCTTTCTTCTTAAAGCTCAGAAAGAACTCGATTCTGCCGTTGCGGACGCCGAGAACGTTTATCTGGCTCCTTACAAGGACGAGCTCAGGGAGATCTCCGAGCTGCAGCAGAAGGCTCTGGTTGCTAAGAGCCAGGATGAGGCGATGGATTATCGCCGCAGGGTCCAGGAGCATGAAGAGTGCAACAGGGCTGTCGCATCGTACAATGCGGAAGTGACGAAAATCCTTGCAGAGGAGATAGAACTTCCTGCCAAGATTAATCATGACAGCTTCGTAAAGAATATGGAAACCCAGGATATGGGACTCGATATTCAGGAAGCTCTCTACCCTTTATTCGAGTAAGCTATGCCTAAATTTATACTGTTGGACCCAGGTCATGGACAGGAAACCCCCGGTAAGAGGTCTCCTGTCTGGCCTGACGGCTCCATTCTCTATGAGTACGAATTCAATCGGGATATCTGTTCCCGAATCAGTTCTGCATTGTTCCGGGAAGGGCTGGGCACGAAGGTGTATAACCTTGTTCCGGAACTGGACGACATTTCTTTGGCTGAAAGGGTTCGTAGGGCCCGCAGATGGTGTGCCAGCCTGGGAAGCGACGCGCTATTGATAAGCGTGCATGCAAACGCGGGCGGGGGAACCGGATTTGAAGTCTTTACCACTCCGGGGGAAGATCATTCGGACCTATATGCCTCCCAGTTCTCAGAAATGCTGAAAGCCTCTTTCCCTGACATTAAATTCAGGGCTGACGTAGGTGATAACGACCCCGATAAGGAGGCGAACTTCTATATCATCAAGAATGCCCCATGCCCAGCCATGCTCGTGGAGAACCTGTTCATGGACAACGAGGCGGATTGCCACAAGCTGCTGGATCCTGGTTTCAGGGACAAGCTGGCCGGGGTATATGTCGAATTCATTAAAAAGGTTTTGTCGTGAAAAAAGAAATCAAACGAGGGATAGTCGTCACGCTCGGCTTCCTCCTCATCTTGCTGGCTATTAATCTTCTTTTCTCGTGCTCTCCGAAGATTGTGGAGAAGATCGAGACCAAGGTGGAGTATCGTGATTCTATTCGCGTCGAGGTCCGGGAGAGGATAGTCCATGACACAGTGAAGGTGCAAGTGCCTGTGGAGATTGAGAAGGTCGTAACCCCTTCGGACTCTTCGCACATTGAGACATCCTTCGCGGTTAGCGAGGCTGTAATGAAAGACGGCATGTTGCATCATTCAATTTGGAACAAGCCCCAGGCGATAGAGGTCCCAGTGGCGATACCCGTTAAAGATTCGACGGAATATCATCAGACCTCATCAGTAAACGATACAGCGGTCGAGAAGACTGTCTATGTAGAGAAACCCTTGTCTTGGTGGCAAAAGTTCAGAATTTGGGCGTTTTTCCCGCTTCTATTGGCCGTCCTTTATCTTGGCAGAAAGTATATCTGGAAATTCATCGAACTAATCCTTAAACTCATATAATCATGGCAAAGAAAATCGTTCCGAAGTCCGGCTCCGCACCGAAGAAGGTTGTGAGCGGAGGATACAGACCGAAAGTCAGCATCCATCTCAAACCCCAAAAAAAGAAATAATGGTCGCCGACGAGAAAGAAAAAGTACGACAGCTGCTTCTCAGGCTTAGGCGTGTCACCATTGCGGTAGAGGCGATCCCGTTCATATATGGGTTCGCCTATATCGTTGCGTTGATATGCTATCTATCGGGGAACGACAGCCTGCAGTTCGTCATGGACGAGCTGTTCTACGTCTCTCCGCTTTTCGTGCTCTGCCTCCTCTGGCTCTCGTGCTTGCTGAAACTATGCAGGTGGCATAAAATCGCCTGCTGCGTTCCTCTCCTCATCCAGGTGGATGTCTTTGCAGGTTTTTTCCTCTGCGACTTCAGTAACGCCCAGAAGTGCGTGCATATCCTCATCACGCTTTTTATTCTTGTAACTCTTTTGTTTTCTTGTTATAAAATTTTCTTCCCGAAATGGAGCCGGCAAAGCTGTTATCTGAAATCTTAGCGTTCTACAAATACAAGGTAGACAACAACCTCTGTTCCGTAGAGGAGATAAACAGCGTGCTTAAGGCCCTCGAGGAAAATATGGAAATATACGGAACCATCGAGGATTTCTCAAAGTTCTACAACACTCCGGAGAGCAATATCCGCTCCATGATCTGCCGCAAACTGCTTGCCAAACCAAAGAGGGTCCTCCTGTATCCTTTCCACAAATTCGTGGACATCGTGCCTGAGAAATGGCGCAAAAAATAATTCCTATCTATCATACTGTCAGTCCGTTAGCTATATTTTGCAGCTAGTTTATCATTGTCAGGGTCGGTCGTTATCTTTGTAAGAGAATAAGACCGGTCTCAAAATAATGTTGAACTTTTAAATACAATAAAAATATGGCAGAATCGGACAAAACGATTATTCTTCCAGACAACCAGCACCCGGGGTATGCATATCCGATGGGTGGACTGGGTGCCGGCTTCGGCTCTTTCAACTCTATCGCGGACCTCTTCGGTCTTGCTATCATAGCCAGCATGTTCGGCTGGGGCGGTAACTGGGGCGGCGGTTTCGGCGGCTTCGGCGGTAACGGCGCAGGGTTCCTCTCCAATCAGCTCAATAACGACAGCGGAAGGGAGCTCATCATGAATGCCGTTACATCCCAGGGAGAAGCTTCCCGTACGGCAATCCAGAGTCTCGCGACAATGCTCGGACAGGACTTCAATCTCGTGAACGGAGCTGTCCAGAACGTGCAGAACGCCCTCGCTACCATAGCTGCGAACCAGGGTATGAACACCCTCCAGGTGGTCAACGCCATCCAGAACGGCAACTGTCAGCTCGCAAGCCAGTTCCAGGAGTGCTGCTGCGCTCAGAAGCTCCTCACCGTCGAGCAGGGATACCAGTCTCAGCTCAGGACCGTGGAGCAGACAAACACCCTCAACGGCTCCATCGCCGACCTCAAGGCGACGGTTATCGACAAGTTCTGCGACCTCGAGAAGCGAGAGATGCAGGCTAAGATAAACTCTCAGGCCGACATCATCGGACAGCTTCGCGGTCGGATCGACAACGCAAATCAGACAAACCAGATCATCGGATACGTGAATAGCGTGATTTCCCCTCTTCAGACCAAGGTCAACGAAATCGCTGCCAAGCAGCTTCCTACCGTACCCGTGGTTTATCCGAACATCCAGGCCGTAAACAATACTCCTTACATGGGAGGTTACTACGGCTATAACGGCAACGGTTTAGTTTTCTAGGGAGGGCAGTACCATGTGGGAGTGCGTTAACAACATAACGACTAATACACGTGGGGTGCCTTACCTCGCCACGACTGGCGTGACCGTAGGTACTGACGCAGTGGATTTCTCCCTGGGCTTCAGGGCTATTCCACGCAGCGGCTATATCACGATCCGCATATCCGAGGCGATTCCTACGGGAACTACCGGGACGCTCCCGGTGCGGTTCACCCTTAACGGGAATACCCGTGCGCTTACGTCGTTCGGCGGTGTAGCTGTGACTGTCGCCGATCTAACAGGAGCGGGTGTCATAACCGTCTTCTATGACTGGTTTAACGGCATACTGCAAGTTGTATCACCTATCGTATAACATAAATTTATAAACAATGCTTTCAGGACTTAGACAAGGAACACCGGTTTTCATTCTTTACAAGAACGAACCGCGATTCGCGGTGGGAAAGGTCGTACAGGTCAGCAATCAGTATCCTCCGCAGTTCAACTTCCAACAGCCACTCAACCCGACGACCATGGGTATGATGGTAGATTTATCCATCGAGGTGGATGGGAAAACGGAAACGTATTCAAGGATTCCGATAAATTCGTCCATCGCTGAATTCCCGGACAAGGGAGTCATTATCAGCGAGACGAGGGACGGGATTGTCAACGAAGTCAACGTTATCCGCAATGCCAGTCAGACTGCTATAGAGCAAGTGGATGTCCATAAGAGGATAATTTCGGCATGCGACCAGCTTTTGCTGGACTTGAACCCGCAGCTGAAGCACGACCAGGAGCAGGCAGGCAAGATTGCCCGGCTGGAAGAGCAGATTGCTGGAATGAGCGAGCAGATCGCCGCGATGACAGGGCTCCTGTCTAAGTCCTTGGGTAAGAAAAAAGAATCTGAATAAATATGGGTTATAGAATTATCAGCATGAGGGGAGGACGCTATGGACGCAAATCCTCCAACACTGACGAGTTTTACGAGGCTATGGACATGGCCAAGGAAGGCTTGGAGAAAGTGTGCGAACTCGCCGAAGAAATGCGCGAGCAGTACGGCGACAGACATGGCGATTATGGCAGACGCGAGAACTGGGACGAGATGGAAGACTATGGAGAGCGTCGCCGTAGGGACTCGAGAGGTCGTTATATGTAATTTTCGGGGGCGGGACCACTCGCCCCTAAGTTTATTAGAAATAAGATGAACAGGCTAGACTATTATGAGATATTGCCTTCCGGAATGGAAGCCTACCTGAGCCTCTATTCGTGGCACTTCTCTAAGAAGATGTGCGAGTTCGCCATCTCTAAGATGAAGGACAGAAACGACGAAAAGGTCAAGATGAAGACCAAGGAACAGGTCGACGCGATCCTGAAGGCAAACAACATAGAGCTGAAAAACGACTATGGCTATGATGCCGTATTCGTCTATCACATGGGGCTGTCCGACTATTCGGGAAGCTCCGTACCTGACGAGGCTCATCTCGCCAGATATGTAAAAGACGTCCTGGATGACAAGGACGGCTATGAGGGCGTAGCCCTGACCAGGTTTCTTGCGGACTGTAACGGAAAGGGCGTGCCGATAATTTGGACAGATGTTATTTAGAGAGATTCATATAAGGCGCTGGAACGTCATGTTCTTTTTCTCCTTCGACACGTTCGATGAGGAGCGTATCTTGGATGCCCTTGTCTGGGCAGACGCGCCCGGTTCTATCATTTCAAAAGTGTCAGAGAATATTCGCGCCGAGCATCTCAACGAAGGGTTCTGTTATAGCAACCCTCTGGAACGGAAGTCCGTATTAGGGATAGGCAAGACCACCAACGGCCCGGAATACATGGATACCACCGTCCATGAAATCGTGCACGTGGCTCAGCATATCGCCCAGACGGACGGGATAGACCCCCTCAGTGAGGATTTTGCATATCTGTGCGGCGATCTATCCGAAACCGTTTCCGATATAATCTGTAAGCTTTCATGCCCACGCTGCGGAGCTCATTGAGGCAAGTTTCAAGCTTCGCAAAAATCCCCTCGGTTTGCGGTGCCGGGGGGATTTCCTTTTATTTTCCGGATATACCATAAATATCGCTTCAGGTATATATCCGCCATGAGATTATGGGCCTCGCGGGCATATATCAGCCTGGACCGTTCGGCGAGACTTAACTCAGAACGAACAAGCATGCTGAGTGATTCCGTTCGTCGGAAATAATAGCTGTCGCTAGATATCATCTTGCGAAGCATCGTGATTTTGAACTTTTTCATTTCAAAGATTTTTTACAAGTCCTTGCACCTTTCTGCCCCCTTCAACTCTTCCTCGGCAATCTTTGTCATTCTCTCGACCTCCCATCTGGAGACTGCTACAGCGATTCGAGACAATTTCGCGAAGGATACTTCAGGATAGCGTTTACTGAGTTCAGCTATTAATGCAGCAAGCTGCTCGTCATGGTCATCTTTGCGGTTCTCGATCGTTTCACCGACATTTCTAACAATGAACCGCTTTCGAATCCTCAGGCTAAATATCAAGCCCACGAAGCAAAAAATTCCCAAACAGACTAATACAATTATATCAGCAATACCCATAATCATTTTATTTTATTAGTTCAAACTCGTACACGAATACATACGGATTGCTCTCCCAGGTCCCTTTGCCGGATACCTTGTCAATGAGAGCAGCAAAGGCTTCACGAGGTGTGAAATAATGTGTTCTACTGTTTTCGAAACGGTAATATGAAACTGCATGTCCATTCTGAAAACTTACATCAATTCCTTCCCTAAAGCAGTCCTCCTCGCTGATATCCTGGAGCCTTTCGATGTGGATATTCGTGATACGGATCTGGTGAGGCATAAGGTCTGCACGGACAAACATCTTGTTGTCCCAACCTCCGCTCTGCATAAGGTGTGAGTACGGATGGCTTGCCTCGCAAATAGTCCCATCGTTAAGCGCAACATCTTCGTATGTTTCTGGGTTATATCGAGGAATATCCCGATAGGCTTGCGCCACGGCCACAACCTCGCCGGGCTGATAACGCGGAAAAATATCGAGATAGTCTGTAGCGAATGGAAGTTTAAGAACGAGCGATATCATCGCCCTCCCTTTTTCGTCCATACCCCACTCAGTAAGATCGCATTCGGACATGCCTTTCAATTCTGGGACAATCCTTCTCGTCATCGTCTTGCGACCTTCCAGCACGGCTCTTGTAAGACCGTACTTGTCATTAAACATTATCTTTTTCATTTCTTTGTTCTGATTAATTCAAATGCACTAACCCCCTGCTTCTCCCAGTATTTCCGAATAGCTTCCCATATCGCATCCTCTTCCATTTCAGCGGTATAAAATACGTTTCCCGTATCGACGCACCTGTATTGTCGTTGGCGAATGGATACTTCCGTGCCTCGATAAGTCACGTTCTGCGTCACCCATTCTTCGACCACTGGTCCTCCCGAGAACGGAGACTTGAATCCTGGCACAACTTTCTCCAGCTTCACTGTCATATCGTCATTCAGGGAAAGCCAGAGGTCCACTTCCTTCCCATTATGGACGATAGGAATGTCAGCGGTATTCAGCTGAGAACCTATCGCCGCCATCCGTTTAGATAATTCGTTAAGAGTCATATTATAGTTTCTTGAGTTGATCATAGAGCTGGTAGAGGACATTGCCATCTTCTCTGTCGATCTCCTTTTCTCTCGCAGCTTCAAGCAGGGCATCAAGTTGCTCCTTGGTCGGCTTCCAGTCGTCCAATGGTTTCGATGGTTTCGGACAGCTAAGAAGGGATTTGAGCCAGGCAATCTCTCTGTCATACGAAGTATCTCCGTCCGTTTCCTTGTAAGCGTACCGATTCTCCTTTGCTTCTTCAATAGAGGAAATACAGCAATTAAGTATATCTGCATCTTCCTCGCTCCACTCTGCGTGTCTTTTCAGATAAGTCAGCAGGGAGGCGCAGAAGTTATACCAGTCGATGTCACGGTCATGGTCGATTCTGATATTGAAAGTCTTTGCTAGATCGGTGACAGCAACCTTGAAGTTATGAATATCGTCCATAGCCTGATTAATCTCCTTGTCGGTGATACTCTCTTCTGGCTTCTGCTCTTCCTCAAATTTCTCCATTTGAGTGTAATAGCCGTTGGGGTATTCTTCGCCCGGATAGATACCATCTCTCGCCGAATTATCTTCAAATTCAACGCGATAGAAATTAGGTCCGTGTAACCCTTTAACCTCTTCAAAAGATTTGATGATATGTTTTCTCCCGTCCCCGTTTTTCAATCTCACTGCATCACCAACCTTGAACCCGAAAACTTCCAATATTGGCTTATGCTCTTTCTGCTCTTCCTTCGTGCGCTTAACATATAACTTGTAGGTGTTAATACTATAGATCCCGTGACTGTAATAGTCTCCAAGTATTTCTACGCACTTTTTGTATTCTTGGGATTTCCAAAAGTCATCTTCGTGGCGTGGAATATCGATACGATAGAATATCTTACTTATATCGCCTTTGACGGCAGGGGCATACTTGCAGTCTTCCAGATATGAAACAACGTTTTTTACCAAAGCAAGGGAGTCCTGCTCTTTCTGCTTTTCTTCCATTGCGGGGTTTCCTTGAAAATGCATTCTTTCCCCGTCGTAGAAGTATATCGCAGGATAACCAAGCATAACATCTTTCACAAAAGGAAGCTCTTTCTGCTTTTCGAGGTAAGAGATAATGTCTTCGACAGGGATATTGCACCATGTCTTCTTGGTCTTACCCCTGAAGTGCTCGACCATCTTCTTCCTTATCTTTTCGTCCTTGCTCTCTGCAAGAGCAGGATGAAGTTCAAGGATCGCATCCTTTACTTTTGCATTGTCCGAATTTTTGAGAAATTCTCTCAATGTTTCACGGGCTGAATTCTTATTCATAGCTATTTCTCGTATGATTAGTTCTTCTTTAATTCTTTATATAATTCATACAATTCTTCATCTGAGAGTGGGTTGTATTTCTCAATATGCCAGGCGTCTTCCCATTTCCATTCATTTGCGAATCCCCCTATATAATCGCCGAGCTTTAGTTGCTCCAACTTTTTTATCAATTTGACATTTCCATAGCGCGGCGTTGTCCCCCGAAGCATGTGGATAATGTCTTTTCTATCTAATTCTGCGGTCATAACTCTTCCTCCCTTCTGATTTCAAGAATGGCAATCTTTGCGATTCCACCTTTGAATGGTTCTTCTTCTCCATTTACACGGCAAGTACCCCCATCAAATTTCACCTCTACAACCTCAGATGGATGTACCGGAATAGATTCCAGAGGGACCAGTTCAATAGCAGAGTTGATAACTCCGACCGCCAGATCGAATCCCTCTTGAACCTTCTTTCTTTCTATAGAATCAGGATGGAAAAGTACATCCAAATCGAGTTCGTCTTTTAGGGCCGCGAGCTCCTTTAGCAGCTTATCTGCGTCAATGCATTTTAACATAGTTATTCCTCCTTTCTTGCGTTAAGCCTAAGTTCAAAGAAGTGGCGAACTATATTTATAAATTCTTCTTTGTTGAATACGGCATACTCGTTTCTCGGTGGAGATACCCAATTTTGCCAGCATTCTTCTATCTCGTTCTCCAAGTTCACTTTCAGCTGCTCCTGCTCAATTCTTGCGTCACAAAGGGCAGAACAGAATCCACAACTTTTTTCTCTCTCTTCAAGAGTTCTTCCATAGATACATTCTGGCTGCTCCTGTTCGTCCATTGTTGCCATAGGGACATTATTGCCGTTCATATAAGAAATGTAGCCTTGCAACACATCTGCATCTTTTAGATACCCTTCTTTTATGAGGCAATCACAAAGTTTCTTGGCGTAATTGTTTACAGTATCATTCCAGTTCTCAGACGGAATTTTTTGAATAAGCCGATTAAGTGGGATGAAGTGTAATCCTTCCGACTGCTCTTGCTGGAGATATTCGTATAATCTCTTTGCTGCCTCTTGTGGAGTGTGTCCGTCCCATTCATCAGCAATTTCTTTCTCTGGAACCTTGAACAAATCCCAATCTTTTAGTTCATAGTGATTAGAAACTTGTCCGGTAGGAAGATTTGCTATAACGATAAACCAGCCGCCTCCAAAGCATTCTTCTCCAGTATGATGTCGTTTACTCTTATGAACCCACTCTTTCGGAAGCAGGTTAAAGAAAGCTGCATTGTAAAGCATTCTATAGTAATAGAGTTCATTAAATGTATGGTAACCGTCGGAAACTTCGCCCATATCCTCCGGCTGCTCCTGCTGGAGAGAGCCAATAAGATCTTTCATCCAAATCAACTCTTGCCTGCATACCATCGCTGATTCAAAAGTATCTTTGTGAGGTTCTAATATTTTTAGCCGCCGTTCTATCTCAGCAATCAGCTTTTCTGCGTCAATGTATTTCTTTTCCATAACTATTCGAATAGATACTTAATTAAGGCCCACTTAGCCAATTCCTCTGTGGTGTAATGACCGTACATATATACGTATGCCACAACACTCATCAAGATCACAGCGGCCCAAAGAATGATTTTCACATAGCCGCTCTTTGCATGTATTTTACTTTCAATTGCCATAACTATTCATTATTTGTTTTAGCCACACAGCCCTTTACTTCGCAAGGCGTTCCTGGAAGGCCCTTCTTGCATTCTCCTCCATCGTGCCATTTGCAGGTCATAGCCTTGCGTGTCCTTTCGTATGCGTCTTCTGTAATGCGAGAAAGAAACTCTCGTATTTTTGTGCTATTGCGTTTCATAACTTAATCGTCTATAAGGTCTAAAAAGAGTGATGCTAAATCCTCACAATGAAAAGTTTCTTCTATATCGTTTTCTTGTCTATGTATTGACAATTCTTCCAACACTTCGTGTGCAAGGTCGGCAGCTTTATGTAAAACATCATCTATATCTAACCCGTCAAGAGTTACACTTGACGCAGCCGTTGTTATTACTTGTAATCGTTTCATTTTTCGAACTCCTTTTTCAGTTCTTCGTACAGTTTTCTTCTCGATAGTCTTTGTTTTTCTTCTTCTTCGGCTTGTGCCTCGGCTCCGAGATGCTGATATAGCTGATTTTCATTTCGACAAGCTTTTTTAGTTCATCTTCTGAGAGTGTAATGTATTCTTCTATTTGTTCTTTCTTCATAATCCACGTACCATTTTCATATATTCATCCACATCAACGCCTTTCCATGTGCCTCTTTCCTCGACACGCTGGATTAGTTCATCGAGTTCTTCCATAGCTTTCTCAGTATTCTCCCATCTTTCCATAAGCTCACATAGATGGATAAGCTCTTTCTTAATAGGGGACGGGACATCCTGACCTCCACCATTAACAATGCCTATCCGGACAGACTCATTAAACAGATTCTTTCCTGGAATATCAAAGGCAATCACGATGTCTCCATCCCAGCCCCGCATGAATCGAACCTTATTCCCGTCCCCGTTAAGTGATATCAACTCTTTCATCTCACATTCTTTTCTATAATATTATCCATACGCTCAAACTTTTCACACACATCATCTGTGGGCTGGTAGTTCCACCACCTCCCAGAATGCGGACAAAGGTACATTGCAATCGGAGAGAGCATGAAGCTAAAACTGTTTCCGCCATATTCCCCATTGAATTGTAAATGGCGACATCCAATACATGTGTCTCTTATCATAAAACTATCTCCTTTTCTATGCCGCACAGCCTAAGAGCCGCCTGGAGTTGGTGAATGTTTTCGCAGTCGCATGAATGGAATGAGTTGATGCCATTACTTGAACTACTGCATCGAATCTCCACAAGGCACTTTACCCCGATGAGTTCTTCATCATATAAGGATATTTCGACCGTTGTAAATTCCAGTTTATTTTGAGGTGGTTTCTGCGCCCAAACGAATCGTGAGACAACCTCATTCTTTTCATCTATTACCCATCCGTTCTTCTCCAAGATTTCGGGAGTGATAGAAATCGGTTCAAGATATGAGAGCCAAATTCCTCCATCGAATTGCTCTCCATCAAGGGGATGGCAGTGAACAGCACAGACAAGTCCTTTCTCCTCTAATTTAGCTTCGCCATCTATGCCAACAACCCGAACAATTGTTCCTTTCTTTATGCAGAGACCATCTTTGTTCACACGAAAGAAGTCCCCAAGCATCAATTCATTTGCTTTCATATCTCTATTATATTCTGTAGTTCACTTTTCATCCACCTTGCTCCGGCTTTGAATGTCTCTTCAACAACCTCTCTGAATGTCCGGTTTTCCTCTATCCACATTCTTGCTGCATCTTCATCGGAATATCTTTCAGCCTCGGCATTAAGCCTGTTTATATACTTTCCTTTTTTCATGATTTTCGATCTAGTATTTTCCAAAGTTTCCCGATGACGTAGACAAAACTCAGAACGGAAGCACCGAACAAGATGCCGATGGCCGGGAAATATCCTAACATTATATAAAGATTTTCCGAAGCGTAATATATCTTTGAGAGTAATATTATAAGGTCTATAGCAATGCCTATTACGGCGAACGCACCAAAAAGCTTGAGGTAGTCAATAATACGGTCTTTATTCTTCATAACTTACTAGATTAACGGTTTAGCTATTTCAATTAGGTCGCGGAAGTTCTCTAGAAACTGATCACAGAGTTCTTCGGACTTGAAGGTAAGGATACGAGGGGAGTGATATTCGTGATCAGTAATTATCTCTATATTCTTGTCAGAATCTTTACAACAAGACCTAATTACATATTTTTCCGATGGACGTGTCCAATCAGGCTCCCAGACACCATTGTAGCAGTTCCTGAGTTGAAGTAGCTGCATCAGAGCAAGAATAGCCCCGGCGGTCTCTTTGTTAGGTAGAATATCCTTATATTGCACTTCTCGGTTTTTGGGGAAGTCGGTACCCACTGCCTGGATTCCAGCATCAGCGCCAGGAGCCAGATAATACTCATCATCCTTAATAGGATTCATCTCGCAGAATTCCTCCCATGTCTTAGGAAATTTCTTCTCCATCTTTCGCTGCTCCCACTTACCTTCGCCGGTCTGGACGAGTTCGCAGTCGTCCGGAATATTGATTGTTACTTTTTTCATTTTCATAAGCACACTATTTAAGATTTCGATAATTGAATATTTTCTTTGGGAAGTTCTCCCGGCGAAGTATAGAGTAAAGAATCAGCATGTCGGCATGACAGCCCTGCAATCTCGTCTGAGGGGCTACGATAGGATGGATCGCTTTTCCGTCCCAATATAGAAGCCCCCAGCCTTCGGGCAATTCTTCCGGCTTGATAATTCCCTCTGGACAGAGATACCAACGTCTATTGCCGGCCTGGTATTCTGGAGGAACGGATCTCCAATACTTCTTGCGATCTGCGAGAAAATCCGCATGTGAGGTCTTGACCTCTATGACGGTGGTCGCGTACCCGTCATACCCCCAGACATCAGTATTCTCAGCTGCGACGGTGTTCAGTTCTACGGCAACGTATAGATGCTGCTTACATACACCGCAGTAGTCATGTCTGAAAGCAGGGCATTGAGAACACGCTGTCTTATGCCGTCTGTGCAACCACTTCGCTCCTTCCACGCAGAGCTGATAATGTAGAGAATCTGACTTGCTCATAGAAATATGTAAATCTTTCAAATATTTTTATATTTTTTCAATTCCCCAAAAGGAACATATCTCATCTATGTACTCGACAGCCTCCGCCCTTGTGGCAGTACAGTCAAGCAGAAAGCCCTCATTGTTCCATACGCCCCAATTAAAAACCATCCCGCCACAAATGTAGCACTCTTTAACGATAGTGAAGCCTCTGTAAGTGTATACCTCACATTCTTCCTTCTTTATTTTATGTAACTTCCCCATGATCAGCTCGCGAAATTTAGTTGATAGCTCAATGCAGTGCATAAGGCGTTAGCCATATGTGTTTCCACTGCGTTTCCGATATATTTTTTCTGCTCCGCCTTGGTCCCTATTAAGACGTAGTCATCCGGGAATCCCATGATCCTCTTTAGCTCTGGTATCTTCAGCATGCGCATGCATATATCCTTGATGCCGTAGAGAGCCATGAACTCCTTTATCTTGACCGTCATCGGGCTATCAGTGTCATAGATTGCCACGACCGGACCGAGCTCTGGAGTTATCAGATAAGGAGGTCTCTTGTCCATCCTGGCTATGAGGGTGAAGCATGGCTTGTCAAGAGGCGCTCCTGCAGAGGTGAACTGCGGGTTCATGAGCCAAGACTTGACGGTCACGAGGTTCTGTTTAGGAACTGCCGTTACCGTGCCGGAAGGTCCATCGAGGGAAGCCGCCGTACCGTTGCCGTACTGCTGGTCCATAAACTGCATCTTGACAAGGCCGAGCCTATCCTTTGTTGTTACCGTAGGGGACGGAGCCTGCAATGACGAATTGCCTCCGTTACCATAGTAGGCCGTGATGAAGGCATGATGGTCGATGCAGGTAATGGTCCCTGCCGGCTTGTCTATCGAGGTGTTTTTGCTGCCCGGGTCCCCTGAGAACTGCTTCGAAAGGAAGCTCACCTTCGCAAGCCCGAGGCGGTTCTGCGTTGCAACGGTAGGACACGGATCATCCACGGACGGAGGTATATACTTACCCTTCCTGTTCATGGAGTTATACTTGATGAGAAAGGCATCCTTACCCCCGGCCACGAACTTGATAAGCCCTGCATATATTCTCTGCAATGTCTTTTCAGACAATGGCTTTTCCCTGAATATGGTTGAACCCGCATCGTCAAGCTCAAGGACTTCCCTGACAGGCTTCCACGCCTTGGTAGCACCCCAGATATTTGTTTCCGGTGTCTTGCTGTGCGTAGGCTCCGGGAATACTATCGGCAGGTTACCCTTTGCGAAGATTCCGAAGAAACGCTCCCTCGAAGTGTATGCCCCGTAGTCGGCAGCGTTGAGTATCCTATGCTGGAAGGTATAGCCTCTGTTGCATACGTTATGCACCCAGTTCATGTAACAACGCCCCGCATCCTTGCTGATAGGCTTGCCATTCTCATCCAGGTCACCCCACATCATGAACTCCTTCACGTTCTCGATCTGGATATAGTCAGGCTGGAGGGTGTCGATGTATCTGAACAGATGCTCGGCGAGTGTCCTGCTGTCTGCATCCCTCGGCTGGCCCCCCTTAGCCCTGCTGAAATTGGTACATTCCAGCGAGGCCCAGAGAACGAGCATCGAGCCCGGGTTCTTCGCCCTCTCTCTGGCCGTATGCTCCACGAGGGTGGTAAGGTCGAGGGTACGTATATCCTCGGTGTAGTGCTTCGCCTCCGGATGATTGGCGAGGTGTGAAGCGATTGCATGCTTGTCATGGTTCACGCAGGCAATCACCCGAGCGCATTTCTGACCTCCTATCGTAGCGGACTCCACGCCGGTGGATGTTCCACCAGCTCCACAAAAAAGGTCTATGTATAATAACTCTTTCATATTTTTCATTATAAAAAAGGGGCGGGGTAGTTTAAGTTTAGGCAACCAACAAAACTACGATCATGAAAAAGTCCCAAAGTTTTTCCCGCCCCATATATATTTTTTTTTATTTCGTCTTAAGGTCCCTGAGGACGAGCCTGGCCCACCGGGATATATGGTATCTCTCGAATGGGCCTCCACCGGGAGCACTATATATTTCTGGATTCGTCTCGTGGAGCTCGTTAAGCTGCCTGAGGATATCCTTTCTCGGCACGTTATTCCTTAGCAGGGAAGCAGCCAGGATATAAGCGGAATCACGGAGACGTCTCGCATTCGCGGCTTCAGAGATGGCTATTCCGGCCTTTATCCCGCTTTCGGTATTGTCGCACCCCTTTTCTCGTCCCAAATGGGTCCGCCATAGGCCGTCCTTCGTCTCGAAGCCCCCGTCTCTCTCGATCTTCTTTTTTATCTCAGCCATCGCAAGCTTGGTGTTTATCTGACCCATCTTCGCCTGCGCTTCCCACACCGACCACATGATCTTGAGGATAAGCTCATTCACCGTGGGAAGGTCGCAGAACCTGAGATTACCTTCGCCGCACACCCTCAAGACCTTGCAGGCTTCCTCGACGTTCCTGAATCGGTCCGTCTTGGCTATCAGCAGGTATGTGCCGTGAGCCTTACAGTAATCTATGGCGTCCCATAAAGACTTGCACTTATCCAGTTTCTGACCGGAATATACGTCCTTGAAAGTCTCGACCGGGTCTTTCCCCGTGAATGCCTTTGCATATGCAACCTGGGCTTCCAAACCTAAGTTTGACAGCCCCTGTTTCTTGGTAGATACCCTTATCCAGAGAACATAGTCCCTGGAGTCCTGTATATCTGGATTGTTTGCAATCTTTCCCATGTCGTTTATTTTTTGTTACGGCGGTCCTCACCCAGCAGCTCTGGAAAGAATGCGATCCAGCAAAGAAGAATGATTAACCACTTCATGATAAGAAGAATTTAAAATCCGATTGCCTTCCGAATTGCCACGAGTCTATTTATCTCGGACTCGATGGTATCCTTTGTCAGGACTGTCCAGCCTTTTACCGACCCCATATTACGGACGGCGACTGAAACGGCTCCGGAAGTTGCGCCCAAAGCTCTCGCACATGCATTCATGCTGGGATACCTTATAATATCCCCGGAAAGCTTATTTATTGCGAATATCTCTTGTGATTGTTTTCTCATTTGTTTCTGATATTATATCTTGTTTCTATCAAAAATTATGCCATACTAATCCTCCCACCAGGCATAGATTGCACCATAAGGACCACGAAAGCAGCCAGTCTCTCCGGATACGCCACTGCTTGCGAGTTTCGCATCAGCGATTTCCGAAAGTCTATCGCAGACACAGGTCGATGTGTAGAAAGGCTCACCGGACCTCTTCGCGGCGGCATAAGCCTCAGCCTTTGTTCTGAATAATACTCTCTGTACTTTCATGGCTCAAAAGATTTTAATCCAATACTCTCGAGACGAGATGAAGCGCGTGAGGCACTGGTTGAATGTTTCCTCGAATTCATCGGGTTCGTAGATAGCAATGAAGGAATCTTCCTCCATGATATTCACCTCGCGGCTAACCTCCGCCTTGATTTCTTCCTCGGACTTCTCGAAGAGTCCGTTGTATCCCTCCCATTCCTTAGGGAGAAGGTCCCATCTGCCAATATAGATTTTTTCCATAATAATCTTAATCTTGATATTCCAAGTATTCTTCTTCAGATAAGCATTCAACGACAAAGTCTTCTGTTTCATAAACATCTCCGGGGAAGGCGTCGTCGTCAGCCCATCCGTCGAGCTCGAGTGCGTAAGGTACATCAGTCAGAGGATGTGGTTTCATCCCCACGATGTCCTCGATTTTGTTGTACATAATCTGGCTCCCTCGTGGGGCCATAAAGATGTCAACCCAGCCGTCCTTGCGGGTCTTGTCGATTAGTTTGAAGTACATTACTTTTTCTTTTGTGATTTTACAATCGTGACTTTCTTGCCGGCCTTGACAAGAATCTCGACAGCCTTCCAGGTATCGGTGTTCATCTGATCCGCGAAGAAGTGAAAGTTATCGGCACCTCTGTAGCAGTCATCCTTCATTGCACGCGTGAGGTGTCCGGTGTCACACCAGAACCCGATGAGCTGCGCCATTGGGGTTCCCTTCTTTATTTTTTCGCCGAATTCCTCGTAGTCCTCCTTGGCCTTGTAGAAATACATGTCTGCCCACAGGTTGACATTGGCGTGACACATCCAGTTCTTGAACTTCCTTTCCGGCTCGTCCTTCCTTTTTTCGGTCTTAGTATAGTAACCGATACAATTTACTCTGAGTGACATAATTATTTTGCTGTTCCTGTGTATATAACGTTAATAATAATCTCATTGTTCGGAAGGACTTTGAATGACGTAACATCAAACAAGGCATATCCGAAGTCGTCATACGGGGCGGAAATAGTAAAGTCTAAGCGACTCTTACGAATCAACGCCTCGGCTTCTGCTTTAAGGTTCTTTTCCACAGATGCCGCTTCTTCGTCGCCTTCAAAAGTCCTGCGAAACTCCTTATAGTTGGTGATCCAGATTCTTTTTAGTTTCATATCCTTATAAGATTAGATGTAAATTGTTTTTTCCATAATCCGGTACATGCTATAGATATCTATCGTCAACGACACGCATACCGGCCTTCAGGCTACCGTAGATTGCGAGATAGCGTTCCGATTCGGCACCATCACACGCCAGCGCTCCCTCGAGAAAAAAATCCATCGCCTCCTGACGACGCCAGACCTTCGTTTTACCGTAGCAGGTCACTTCGACCTTATCATTTACTCTTTTTGGCATAGTTAATCCTCCGCTTTAGGGAATACAAAACGTCTTGAACAATATCCAATATGGAGCGTTGTGCCTTTCGGCACGACCGTCACTGTCGGGTCCGTCGATATTGTAAGATTGGTTGGCATTCCAAACTCTTCAATATAGCGTAACTCCTTAACGAGAGGGATGTCTTTTACATTGACATAGAATTTGTCCTTGTAGAAAACACATGCATTGAGCTCATTGATTGCGTGCTGCAATTCGTCAAGAGTCATCTGGTCCGCGCCTCCGTAATACCAAGACTTGCCTACGCCCTTGACTCGGCTGTCTACCCAAACCAAATTTGCCATAACCTTGTCCTTTTATTCGTTAATCTCTTTTTCCTCTATGGTTGTCTTCAACCGGCTTTTGTTCCAATACTGCTTAATGAACAGCCGCTTGGCCTTTTCCCTGGCCTCCGCCGGGGTATTAGCCGCGATATTGAAGAACGTTTCCTGCTCGCCATATGATTCCACATAGACGGTGAATAGATACTTTTTCTTTGCCATGCTTTATCCCTCCACTGCTAAAAGGTTGAACACGTTGAACTGACGCCACCACTGGGCCTCGATGTCGAAGTAATCGACCTTGGTCGGGTCCTCCGGCTTAGAGTCTCCCTTGGGCGCCCACAGGCTCCCATCCTTGAGTATCATAAGGTCACGGCGGAGGGTGCCCACGGCCTCACGAACCGTTCCGTCCTTCTTCTTGTACTGAAACTTGATTGCCTGCTCCAGCATCTTCTCCTGGAGTAGCATGATCTCGTCGGCCTTGATCCCGTCAACGCCGAGCTTTATAAGTTCATCTCGTGTCTTCATATTCTTACTGTGTTATTTCGATTCCTTTGGCAAGAAGGAAGCCCTCTATTCTGGCTTTCTCCTTGCCGAATGTCACCTCCCCGTACCAGGGAGCCCATGTAGCTTCCAGCATCTTACCTGTCTTCGGGTGAATGGTGATTTCCACTGTAAATGCGTCGATCGTGTCAGGACGCATATTCGCCGGCGTGAAACGATGCGTGACCTCCCCCGAGATATCCGTAAAGAGCAGCGCTCTATGGACCTTGAGCATCCATTCATATGCGGCCATAAATTCTTCTTTCTTCTGTTTAATATCCATGATTTTACCTCCTTCCGAATTTGTCTATGTAACTTTTCCATTGCGAAGCGGTATCGAACGTTATCCATTGTCCGTTGATCTCGCTCTTGTATTTATTCCCCCATTCATAGAGGATGATACCCTTGTATTTCAGTAATTCCATTTTCATCCCATAGCCTCCGTTATATAACCTATCTGACTATCGAGCGCGTCATAAGCCCCGTCGAGTTCAGAAGCGATATCGTCGAGTTCGTCTATCTTTTCTTCCACGTCCGAGGCCGCATCAGACTCCTGCCATCTTTCCGAATGGCTGTCAAAGAATTCTTGCAGAGCGGTCTTATTCTCCTCTACCAGCTCCTTTGCGGCCTGTATCTTTCCCTGTGCGACGCGCAGGGACATGTTTGCCCTTTCCAGATTCTTTCTTAATTCTTTCTTCATCTCTTTTGATTTTTTCCTGCCAGGTCTCGCCGGTCCTGGCATAGTGAACATCCATTATCTGCTGGGCGATAAGACAGCAGACGATATATAACATTACGATGACAAAGAATATCTCCGCCACGGTTTCGATTACTCCAGTTTCCATAACAACATGTTTCTACTGCTTTTCGGCAGCTTCTGTGCATCTTTTACTTCAAGGATGATATCCGGCTCATATTTGGCCAGGAAATCCTTGATATCGCAATTAAACGACGAGTATCGGAACAGATACGTCCCTTCCTTGATCTCCCCCTCTATCAATTTCGCCTCCCCCATCCTTTCTTTCAGGAATGTTTCTGGGAAAGCCTCGTCGACAAGGGTTATGTCAATAAGCTGGCCGTAATCCAGTAACTCGGAGTTCTTCTTTATCTCCCTGAGTAGGTCTATCGCTTTCATCTTAATTCGAATTGATAGTTAAACATTTTCTTTTCCTTGTCCGAGAGGTCTCCCATATCCTCGCCGTCGGGGTCGAACACCTCTCCCTTGAAACACTCGCAGGAGACCTCGCCTTCTGTCCAGGACTCAGAATCGTAAGTAGCGTGATGGTAGCGACACCACCCCCTGACTTCAAAGTGCAGGCGCAAGAACCAGCCGGCGTCCTCAAACTCTAGCATCAGATCCCGGTCCTCGATATCATCGTCATAAGGATTGCCGCTGAAATCCTCCTCCTTGAGGCGGTCCCCGACATAGTCGGCCATTTTGTTAATAAATTCTTCCCTGTTCATAACTTTTTATACTACAAAAATTATACCTGCCAGAGCCTATTCGTTTAGCTTTTTGTATAACACATCCGCTATCCTGCCAGCTCCGTCGGCCAGCTCGTTAAAGGCGTCATATGCTTCCTTCTCCACGAGTTTCGTGTAGTCGAATTCGTCTACCGCACTCCGCACCTTATCCTCGATTCGTGACTTATTGGCTTGCACGGCTTCGTCCAGTATCTTCTGCCCTTCCGATTTTCCGGAGAGATAGCTCTCGGTATGAAAGATATGATACTTAAGATTGTCGGAACGGAGGAAGAAGCTTTCCAGGTTCTCGACGATTCTCCCCTTGTAGTTAGGAATGAGCGTGTCAACGTCTTTTGACAGTGCATTGTAAGCGATGTTCGAGAGAACTCTTTCTACGTTCTCACTTTTCATGAATAGACTTTTGGTCGCAACGAGAAACGCTTCTCTTACAACCCCTTTCTGCTCCTCTTCTGAGAGGTAGTCATTTACATTAATTGTCAGTTCCATTTGTATTTACATGTTAAAATATTCCACTTAAAAACGATATCCATACCGGCGTTTTGCTTCCTCAGAACTCGCTTAGCGAGAGCTATGGCCGTATCCTTGTTACTCCGGCGGGCCTGCAGGTCAGAAAACCCGCCGTTCATAGTGTAGACGAAGTAAAGCGGGCCATCAAAATCGCTCCGCTTCTTCTTGTCAACCTCGGCCAGAACCTGGCCAGTCTCCTTTACGCTGAACTCCCAATACTTTCCGTTGGGGTGCCTGCATTCAGTGATGATGATTGTTTTTTCCATGTCAGTGCGCTTCAAAAAGTATCGTATCGCCCTTGCCGGCGGTCCAGCATCCTTTGCCTGCTTCTGCACATTCAGCGCAGTTGGACGGGCACCAGAACTGGCGGTCCGTCACATGTTCTCCCATTGTGCCGTCCTTCCATACCGGACTCGATACCGGCAGATTGTACGGGTTCTTCATGGAAAGCCCGCGCCAATCCGAGAAGATGACATGCAGGTTGCGGGGGATCTCGTTTCCCTTGTCCAGCCAGTGATTTACAAGGTTAAACATTTTTGTGAATACAAGGAACTCGCATGTCGGAGTCCTGCGTGCGATGTCCACGATGTGCTCCCAGTACCAGAAGCTGATGATTTCGCCACCACAATGCCAGCGGAAGTAACGCAGGAACTGGACCTGCAGGTAAATCTCGTGGAAGTACCGTTCCATATCATCGTGCAGGATTGCGCTGTTGTTGGCCCGCATCTTCCGTGTCTCGTTGTAGCAACAGCAATTGCGGATGTCGTAGCAGCCCTTCTTGCAGTGCTCGCAGTTCGGACAGTCTGCGATTGGTATGAGGCTCACGCTCGGGACTAGAGCAGTCGTCTTGCGGTTGCCGTAACTGAGCTTGACATGAAGCTTCGATGCGTCCAGACTTTCCCTGAGTTCAACCATCTTGGCGACCCGTGCGTTGATAGTCTCGTCCTTGAATTCCGCATACTGATGCTTGCCGGTTAATGATTTATGTGATGCCATAATCAAATCAAATCGTAAGTTGGTTTATTGATTTCGTATTCTTCGGCTCTGATAACGATATCGTCGTAATCGCAGTCTCCGTAGTGTAATTCGGCATAGCCATTGTGGTGGTTCTCGGTGTTATGAATGCCTGCCGAGTAATACTCCTCAAACATCTCCTCATCTTCGATGAACGCCTCGTCTACTCTTGCTACAGCATCGCCAAACTCTTCATAAACCCCAAGAATGATGAAACTATCGTCATCTGCAGTGTGACGAACACGCGTCACAACCCATACTTTCTTTGCCATAACTATTCTCCTATTACTTGTTTAACAAAATCACTCCTGAGGTACAATACGAGCACCCAGTAGCCGCCGTCCAGCAACTCATCGTTGTAGTCGGCCTCGAAGTCGCAGCCGTCCAGGAGAGCCTGCATGCCGTACGGGTTGTCTTCCTCATCAGTCTCAATGTCGTAGAGCTTTACGCCCCACTTATCCCTGTTTTCCCACAACTGCTTGAATGCGTCCTCGTGGGAGCAGCAGTCAAAGGAGTGTCTTTCGGGCTGTCCATCCCCAGGATAGCCAACCTCCCAAAATGCTAAGATTGTCATGGTCTATTCAGTTTTGATTAGTTCTGTATGCGTGTTCTCGAACTCTGTCGGGTCGTCTTCATACTCCCCGTTGTTGTAGCGGTCCTGGGCGATCATGCTTGCATCGTCCTCATTGTCCGCCTCTACTGTGATGTCCACCCAGCTGCGGTAGTGGAATCGGTAAGTGTATTTTGCCATAACTATAATACTATTTGATATCCATAACACCAGTGCCCGTCTGAAAGACCGAACACGCAGTGCTCAATGCTTTTCACATCAATCTCATTCACCATCGTTCCGTACTTTTGACCCGGAGCGCGGCAGAGTTCAACCCATTTAATCTTTGCCTGTTTTGGAGTATCCGCACCCCAACCTCCACGATAGGTTACGGTATCTCCAATCTTAATAGTTTCCATTGTCTACTCGGTTATTGTCCCAACACTTCACATCTTGTAATTTCCACTTCATAATGCGTATGGCTCCATCCTTCAGCCATGCTATACAGACAGAAGTAATCCGGCTTGTTCTTGTCAATCTTCATATCTTCGTCCGAATCTTCCATGTAATCGGAAATAGCCTCCTCCTTAGCACCGCTGAGGGACTTCCTCGCATCATCCAGATTCGAGAACACATACGGCTCGTGATCGAATTGCTCGAAATCAGAGACCTCATTAATTGTAACTACGTAAACTTCCATAACTATTCTTCGTCTATAAATTCCACTCTCATCCCCACGATCTCTCCATTGGTGTTCTTGCTGATGTAAAGGTCATAAAGTCCTTTGCCGTATCCGCTCGCCGAAACAACGCCCTTATTGTCAATAGCCCCCCAACGCTTACTCAAACCTTTAGAGTCTAGAGTTATATCGCAGATCCTGCGGTACCAGCTATCGTCTGGTCGATGCTCTTTATAGTAGTCGAAATCAAAGAATCCACACTGACGGCTATCGACGCCAATGCTGCCCGACTCGAACTTAGATATTTCGCCTTCCGGATAATCCTCGTGACGGGCAATCAGTTCTGCTATATAGCCTTCTTTAGTTCTTTTCACCTCTACTCCCCATACTCCTGGAAGAACATTCGACAGCTCTTTCTGACACCATATCCCGACCTCATAACAAGGATCAGAGACGATTACTTTCTTTCCTAAAATTATTTTTTCCATTGTTAGTCCTCCTTTCGTGTTACTTTGAAATGTTCACAGGCTTCGTAGAGAGCGTCAGAGAAAAGGTCGTCGAAATAGTTTCCGACATACGATGCGATTTTCTCCATCAGAATATCTGGAATGTTGTCCCCATTAAACCCGAGATTGTTGATAACGTCGCGATCAACATCCATGATCACGAAAATTTCCTTCTTGTGCTTCATAATATGATAAATTAAAACATATCGGGATTACTCATGTAAATCTCGTATTCTATAACTTTCTTGCGAGCTTCTTCCGGATCCGCAAAAGCGGATTGAAATCTACGCTTATCCCTTCTAGGGTTGGCGGCATATTTACCCCTTCCGTCCCTATCTTTCTTTGCGATAAGGTGACATGGAATAATCTCGTAATTATGCACCGCCCAAAATACCTGTCGGGCCATGACTAATTCAACTCTATCTTCACATTCATTCCCAGTGCATCGGCCCACTGGTATAGCCTTTTCAGTGTCAGTCCTCCGTGGCCATTCTCTATCTCGCTCAGACGAGCACGCTCCGTGCCCATCAGCTTGGATAGCCCTCCCAAAGAGATGCCCTTCCTCAGGCGCTCCTCTTTTAAACGCTCTACTATATCTTCCATGTCGTATATACACTTTCAATATTCAATTATCTCCGCTTTTTTTACTCTATTTTTGGGAACATAGTAGAAGCTTCCGGCGATCAGTAGCCACCAGGTCTTAAACTGACACCCTGGCGCCATCTTGATGACGGTCCGGCTTGTTCCGTCCTTCAGTTCCACTTTAAGTTTGGCGCCCACCGGCGCATCCTTCAGCGTCGTGTCCTTCTTGTTGGCACGGCACTTCTCGCGCCACTCGATCGCGTACTTGTTATCAGTCGGACTCAACGCATCCAGGACCGACTTGGGGCACTCGCATTTGTAAGGCCCGCACTCTTCGTCCATGAACTTCATTCCGAAGTTGCAGTACCCGGCCCTGTCAATGTGCGTAAGAATAATGGCCGCTCCGACCTTACCGTCATGCGGGCTCTTGACCGCTGCATAGTAAGTCGTGCCTACAACTGCGTCCCTTACTACCTCGTAGCCGTTGCCGATTTGCCTTCTGCAGATAGCCCTTCTATCGTAAGGCGCTACCTCATGATGATAATCCCATCCCATTGCTATTCTCCTTCTTTCATGAATTTGTTTATCCGGTCGTAGACGGCCTGAAAGAACTCGTCATGCACTCCGTCGATGTACCGCAACGGCACCGAGTCGAAATACTTGCTCAGGTCTGATTTCCAGCCGATCACGTCTCCTGCAGTCGAGCATATCCTCCTGCTTACCTCCTGCACGACCCGGCCACATCCTACACCCTTCTGATAAGACTTGCACCTCGGATGTATCATGTCCGGGCACAGCTCGAACAGCAGGTCATTGACTATGCTGAGCACAATCCGGTCGATCGGCTCATTGACATAGACCGTACGGAATTCCCCCGGCGTATCCTTCGGAATCCGTGCCGTGTGTGGCGGAGATATCTGATACCGCCCGTCCTTCATCTGCTGATAGATGTACGCTCGCACCTCAGGCTTGGCAAGCTGATACAGCTGGTCTCGCCGCACATCCTTACCGATACCCTTGGAGATGGCATACGTCCATCGGTCAAGGTCGAAGAACATTGTTAATAACTTGTCTTCCATAATATGTTTTTACTTTATGTATTTCACAATTTCAGATGTCGGTATATACCAGCCGTCATATATCATGCAACGGCCCAACCTTACATCCGGATCATCATCGTACTTTATAAGGCAATCCCCGGACAGCTTCGTGCCAGCCGATGCCCTGCGCCAGCATATTTCTGCAACCATTTTTCTTACCTCCCGTCGATAACTTTCCAATCCACTACGCGAACATCAGTCTCGCCCAGCTTCTGATCAGTGACTGTGAACGCCAGGCCACTAACGACCGTGTCCCCCTTGACATATTCAGGGTTGGCCGCATCTACGTGATACATCACACCATCAATATTCACATCTCCCTCAAACCCTATTTCAAACAATTCCTGCTCCGTAAGCGGTTCTTCATCGAAATACAGGGACTCTACGTATATGTGCCCGTTAAAGCTCAACGTGAGCTCTATTTCATTTATTCCTTTCATGTTAAACCCATTCTATTGAATTATACGTGCAACCTTCAAAGTCGGTGTGCACACCGCGATGTATTTTTGCATGCTCCTTCATGTAATCCCGCTGGTCGCGGAATATCTCCAGAGCCCTCTTCTTGCCTAAAGACTCGGCGTACGGCAATCCATACATTCCCCAGGAACTTGTCTTCTCATCGTAAAAGTCGTACTCGGTCCCGTAGCAGATGCAGGCCATCACCATCTCCCGACACCATAACTCATCTTCCTCCCTGCGCATCTCGTCCGTAAAAAACGGCCACAGCTCGCTAAGACCGCCGTCCTCACCGCGTATCTCAGCGGCTCTCTTTGCCAGGTCTCTTTTGGCCTGTGCAATCATTTTGTCTGTCATAATTCTTCGTCTAAATAGTCCCAGAACAAGGCCGTCTCCAGAAACTCTGTCGTTATGTCTTCCGGAGCCATGCCGTCCTCTATCAGGCCGTTAATGATATGCTCAGGCACCTCCCGGCCGAATGCGTAATACTTTTTTATACCCATATGATTTCGTCAACTACTTCATCGAGATCCAAGCCCAGGAAGTCAACTCCGTTGTCCACACACCACTCCTCGATGGTATCTGATATGTCGTCAAACAACGCATGATTCGCTACCTCCAGCGGACAGTGCATGACACCCATCATACTCAGCGCCAACTGGATGCGCTCCTCATAAAATTCCACATTATCCCGCACATAGGCGGCAATGTCCCTAATTCGCTTTGTCATAATCTTAAACTTTTAGTTCAAACTCAGAACATCTGCACGCATAGGCTTCCGGACGGACAGCATAGAAATATCCCTGCCTGCCGGCGATAGTCTTCGGCTTCAGTTCGCAATGATGGTTAACCCACCACTGGTCCTGCATCGTCAATTTACCCTCATGGCAATGGACGCAATCCGCACACCTCGGGCCGGCATACCTCACCTGCCTCTTGATAATCTGCACTCTACGCCCTTTATCAACAATCTTCGCCCGGCACTCGGGCACGATCTTGTATGTCCCTTCCGTCAGTTCCATGTCGCTACTCTACATAAAAATCCCTGACAAATCCGCCCTTAAACCGAGCACACAGCTCTGCCCATTCAGGCTTTATCAGCTGCTGGCCGTTTCTACTCAGACATACCGGATACAGACCGCCTGGAACATGCGTAAAGCACTCGCCCGGCTCACAGTCTCTATATCCGACCGAAAAGTAAAGGTTTACCGGCTCAACCTGCTCACCCTTATCATTCACATAGTAAAGGTCCCCAACCATTTGAGGACCTGACTTATTCACACCTTCGCACTTATCGAGTAATGCCATAAGCTCTTTTCTATGCTGCTCGAGCATCTCTTCCCATGTACTCATAACTCGTCCGCCTCCTGGATAATTTCCTCTGCTACCATGATACGGTCGCCTGACTCAACAATTCGGAATCCGTCAGCCTTCATGGAAAAGAGGTTCAGTTTACTACTCAGGCTCTTTACCATTTGACTCTCTGCAAGATGCTCGGCCGTTACAGGTTTACCTAAGCGTTTTCTTTTTTGGATGCACCGGGCAGCTGCCTGGAACTGCTCATAAATTCCATATTCCTGCACGTTCAGCAGGTACACGTGAATCAAATCGTTGCGTTCAGAATGCTTATTCGTGTCCATAACTCTCTATTTAAGTAAAAACCTCTCCTTGAACAAATCAAGCTTATTCTCGTTATCAATCTCGTCTGCCTTTTCCTGATACGTGTAATGAGTCCACTCCACCCTGTCCTGTCGTGTCATGATGTTCCCAACAAACTCAGATACGGTCAGCGATATACTCCAGTATGCTTCTTCCGTTCCATACACCTTCAGGTCAGTGAATCCGTTCACTTTGCCACAGAGACTATTCTGTATCTGCTGGAACTCGGCCAGCACTTGCTTTTTTGTCTTCATGTCATTCATTGTTTACTCGGTTATACAATGTAGTCGTGTGCGTGTCCGTTCAACTGCCAGAACCCGCACTTGTTCCTGAATATCCACCGATAAGCCGTTGAAAACTTAATCGGCCTGACTTCATAGTTGTTCCATACGCCCATCAACTCGCGGGCTGCTTGCTTTCTATTCATCACTCAACCCCTCCACCTTCCAGAACCACACCTCACGGTCATCGGTATCGAATTTTTCAGCATCGTTCCGCACGATAACCACGTCGCACGGATGGTTTATATCGAACGGATGAATCTTGCTCGCAGTACACTCCCACACGGTGAGGTATATAGCATCTTTCTCTATTGTTCCAGCCTTGATACGGAAATCGCCGAACGTTTGTTTCAGCCAATCGTTGACCAGACGCGACCCGTCCCAACTTACCAACCCGCCACACTCGGCCAAGCTACTATCTTGGAGCATATTCTTGATTATCTCTATCGCTTTCATAACTCTATGCGTTTATCAATATTTTACTTAGTTCGATATCATCTTCGTTGTTTGTGATTCTATACCACCCGCTTCTCCTTGTAAAAAATTCTCCGGCACATTTTGCTCTTTCCTCAGTAGGTCTTTCCTCAACCCTTGTGATGATGTTCATCTTGTCATAAATGATTGCTGCGTACATATCTCTTTATATTTTTCGTTGTCCTTACGCCTCGCCCTATAATAGCAGACGGCACCAGGTCCCCCCAATGCCGCACGTCACTTACTTCGCCGCCTCCCTCTCCATCCGCTCAAGCTTCCACCCCTCAACATAACTCTCCAGCGGGCCCACGTCGTACCGCTGACACAACCATACGAACCGTATCCGCCCGTATCCCTCGCCGAACCGCAACACCAGGCGGTCCAGCACCAGCTGTAACCTCGCACTACGCATACCTCTCCCCCTCCAGCTGCTCCTGAACCCTCTCCACGTGCTCCCTCCACTGGCGTTCAACATACCTCGGACTGACCAGCCCGACAATCCATAACAATGCCTTCTTCGCCCAGGCTACTCTGCTTCGCCTCAGACGATTCCTGTACCAGTTGTTCATTTCCTATGCTTTTTTCGTCGTTCTCTCTTGCGGTCGATCCTCTCAATCAGCCTCTCCTCATCGTCCGCCCACCGCTGACGGGCCAGCCTGTCGCTCGCCCAGTCATACCTCGTGTATTCCCTGCTCATTCCATCGCCCTTATCAATTCCTCCGGCAAGCCGTCCACGGCCGCCATTATCGCACCCATGCTCCATGACGAGCAGGCGAGCCTCTTCAATATGAGCTGACTCGCCTCGGCCGTCGACACCTTGTGCCCCAGCCAGTCCTTTACTATGTCGTCCATTATCTTAGCTGTTCGCCCATCTGTTCGTACTCGTTGTCAGTCGCCGCACCCCAAAAGTAGCCGTGCATCATGCTGGCCATACAGTACCATTCAATTGATTCGATGTACTCTACCATCTCGACAAGATCGTCCTTGTCCATTCGTCCGCCGTTCTCCTCGGTCCACTTGTCGATAATTCGGTCCATCGTCTCGGCCATCGTCCAAAAGCCGAGTTCGTTATTCTGCCTATAATTTGCAGTCGCTTCATACTTGTTCATGGTTCACTCCATTTTTACCACCGCCCCACCCGTTTACGGGCAGGGCACGCACCGAGCCTGAGGTCTGTTTATACTCGCTCGGTCGAGTGCTGGCTGGGCTTACTTGCTCTCCTTCTCAGCCTTGGAGGCGTTGAGTATCCTCGCCCTGTTCGCCCTGCGGACATAGTCCACCACCTGACCTGCCGTCCATGTGGTCTTAGGCTTGAACTCGCCCTTGCTGGTCGTGCCTATGACCTTGTCCTTGCAGTAGTTCGTGCCGTCGAGGTGCTTGATGATGAATGCGGACGAGAAGTCCTCGATAACCAGTCCGTCGTCCTTCGCGGACTTGATGCTGGATGCGAGTTCCGGGTCCTTCTCCGGCTTGTCCCACACTGCCTTTACTGCCTTTATGGCGTGGTTCATTCCTTTGCCTTCGAGGTTTGCACTGGTTCTGAAAGCCTTTGCGTTTGCTGTTGAGAAATTTACGATTGTTTTCATGATACTAAAATTTTGAGGTTAAACATAAGATTAGCACCCCCCGACAGAATCGGACTGTCGCAGGGTAGCCGTTCGCAACTATCTCTTCGTCTCTTCCAAACCATCGGAAAAGCATGGTAATCACTTTAGTTGCCGTAGCCGTTATTTGTCTTTTTATCTTCTATTCGTTAGTATTCTTGTATGCCGTGTTCGTTCGCGTTCACATACACCGATATATCGGGCTGCACCCTCAACACCATACTAACGCAGAGTTGGGATTTCCGGCACCCAACCGCCTAATAAAAAAGTTTCATCTGTTAGAATCCCCTTTGCAGTGCTCCTGCGTAATCGGATACGTTACGCCCCTACTTAGCAATATTTCCGTGCCTAACTTCGCTTTTGGCATAGTGGGTTTATTCAGCTATGGGTGCGACTTCCTGCCGTGGCAGTGTTCGCAGATACGGCTGTATGGCTTTTGACCTCCTCAACTAACATTCATGTTAGGATATCGTTTCCGACATCTTCAACGGGTGGACTACCTTTTTCGGGTAACTGCACAGACTTGTCAATGAACAAACACCGCTTACAATCCTACGGCTTGTAATGTGTTCCGTATCTCTCCCCTCTCTCATGTTGCTGATGCAAAGTTACTACTATTTTTCCATACTACAAATTTATCATAGTATATTTTATAAAAAAGTTACGATTTTATTGATTATCAATGAGTTACAAAGACGAAAAATTGCATAGTAAATATATTGTAACGTTTTAAGTGCTTGTATATCAATATGTTAGCAATCTTGCAGTTTTGAATGATTCTAATTTGCTATATATACCTATATTATAGCGGAAAGGCTTCCCCGCTTGTGCTAAAATATGGCACAAGCTGCCACCCCCTATTAAAACGTTTTAATAAACCATGTTGCAAAATTGAATGTTTCCCTTTGATTCTGCAACACATTGAGCGTTAAGGGGGTAAGGGGTATTTAACTACCATAGCGAACCACGTACGGTGGAATCCTGAAATTTTTTTTTCTTGCAAAAACGGCCCTGTAGGTACGTAGGGTGGCGATTGGGTCAAACCCGTCCCTGAGAGTGTCTGAGCCGGGGTGACGGAAGCGTGGTGACGGGTGACGCAAACGTGTATGTTAATTGGACCAACCGTCACCTTTTGCGTCACCACTTAACATACTATATAATAAATACTTACAACCTTAGGTGACGGAGTGAACTTTGGTTTAAATAAACTATCAATTGAAAAAAGTTAAATTTATGTAGAAAATTTGCTAAATTTGCGTCACTGCGTCACCCGACCGGCAGAAATCCCGTATTTACGGGGCTGAGGGGCCGATTTTTGAGGTGACGCATCGAAAAAAGCTAGCGTCACCGGTGAAGCATTTGCGTCACCAGCGTCACCGGCACGGAATTTGCAAGTGAGGCGAGTCATGGATTTCAAGGTAAAAAGGAAAGGCAGGATAAGGGTGGTTCCCGGATACGGGGGCCGCTACTCGGTGAGCGACCTGGGCATGGTCTACAGCGAGGGGGAGGAGATGTCCCTGATCGGGGGCAGGTTCGTGAAGCTGTGCTCCGGGGGGCGCGTGGAGAAGGTGGACGTGGCGTACCTGGTGGCGAGGGCGTTCATAGGGAACGCGGCGCTGAGGCCGTACCTGAGGCACAGGGACGGTGACCGGAGGAACAACAGCGCGGAGAACCTGGAGTGGGTGGAGCGCAGGATGGAGGGCCGCAGGGGAAGGCCCGAGGGGACCGGGAGGAACGTGCTGCAGTTCGACCTGGAGGGGCGGATGCTGGCGTCGTTCCCGAGCGTGCCGGCGGCGGCGCAGTGCCTGGGGATATCCCCGGACAGGATCCGGAACAGCCTGGCCGGAAGGACGTCGACGGTGGCCGGGGAGTGGACGTTCAGGTACGAGTAGGGAATGGCATGGGATTTGAAGTAAAATACCGCAATTATGGATTATATAGTGGATTATCTGTGTGAAACGGTGGGGCCCAGCATCGCCCGCGCCGGCGAGATCGACCGCAGGGTGGACAAGCGGACGGAGGCGGGCATGTGCGAGACCTTCCGTAGGTATATCGTGGGCGAGGAAGGCGACGAGGGGAACCAGCTGTTCAGGGTGGTGAATGACCAGATACTGTGCGTGTTCAACGGGAGGTTCTTCGAGAGGATCACCGACGTGCAGCTGACGGGCGTGATCCGCCGTGTGCTCCGCAGGATGGAGGTGGGCCTGGTCTACCTGACGGGGAGCGCCTCCACGATCAGCAAGTACGTGATAGACTCGATGCTGGCGGAGCCGTCGATGCGGTTCCACCCGGACCGCAGGTACGTGTGCTTCGACAACTGCGTGCTGGACCTGAGGACGATGAAGGTGAAGGAGCATGGCCCGCAGTATTGCACGGACGTGATAATGAACTTCGAGTACAGCCCGGGGGCGAGGAGCGCCCTCTGGGACAGGGTGATAGAGACCACGGTGCCGGACGAGGGGATGCGGAGGGCGTTCCAGCAGTTCTGCGGGGCCTTCCTGCTGAACCGCCACGAGTACAAGTTCGAGTACGTGTGCTTCGTGATAGGCGAGGGCCAGAACGGAAAGAGCATCATCTGCAAGGCGATGGTGAACGTGTTCAAGAACGAGGACGAGCGGGGCAACGCGAGGACGAAGTGCGTGACGACGTACACTCCGGACCAGCTGTTCAGGAGCCAGCAGATGCAGTACGTGATGGCGGACGTGCAGGGGAAGGTGATGAACTACTGCGACGACGTGAGCGACAAGGACTTCTCGGGCGGCGACTTCAAGGCGTTCGTGTCGGGAGGCGAGTTCCGTGGAAGGAGCCCGTACGGCAAGGAGGTGGTGGAGGTGACGGACGTGCCCCTGATGCTGTGCTGCGCGAACAGGATTCCGCCGACCACGGATGACTCGGAGGGTTATTTCAGGAGGTTCCTGATCATAAACTGCCCGAACCACGTGTCGGAGAGGGATAAGGACCCCCAGCTGGAGGCGAAGCTGCGTGCGGACGACGTGCGTGCGGCGATCTTCAACTGGATGGTGGAAGGCTACGGGGAGCTGATGAAGAATGCGTGCAAGATAGAGATGACCGGGGCGATCCAGCAGCTGAGGGAGGACATGAAGGCGGAGTCGAACAGCTGCCGCAGGTGGATCAGGGAGTACGGCTACGTTGCCGTGGAGCCTACCGGTGTCCTGGACGAGAGGTGGAAGTCCCTGAGGGAATGGCTCGGGATATACAAGCAGTATTGCATTGATTACGCGGAGGGTGCGCCTAAGACGCAGAAGTCCGTGAGCAAGATATTCAAGGAGATGGGTTTCGCCAGCCAGAAGCGCAAGGACGGCGTCTGGTATTGCATAGGCAGGAACGTCGATGAGGAGCTGCGGGACGACGGGGTGGGGAGTGAAGACAATCTGCCTTTTTAGTCGATGGGGATATGGAAGACAGGTTTGCATATGATCCGGTTCCGGCGCTGAGGAACGCGCCGAGGCTGATGGGTTTGGAGCTGCGGGAGTGCGGTCCGAACAAGCTCTGCGGAGGGTATTATATTGACGGTGAGCCTCACGCTTACCGGCGGGACAAGCTGAAGGTATATATATGGAAGGGAGTGGTGTTCGTCAGCGAGGAGGGGGGTCCCACCATGTCCCTGACGACGTGGCTGCAGCAGTACGGCGGGGCGGCGGATTATCGGGAGGCGCTCGGCATGATCAAGGGGGGTGACCAGGCCCTCCATTGGGACGGGACGTACCGTCATGTGGCGAAGGTGGAGCGCAAGCATGTGTCCCCGGACGTGCTCCAGGGGGCGAAGGAGTATGACCTGAGGCTGAGCCCGCTGTTCCGCCACATGTGCCGGCTGTTCCCGGAGGAGGTGGTGAGGGAGGTGTGGGCGGCCTATGAGGTGACGGCTACGCCGAGGGGGGGGACGTGCTTCTGGTACCTGAACCCGTCGGGGCAGATCTGCCATGACAAGGTGGTATGGTATGGGGAGGACGGCCACAGGAAGAAGGAGCTTCCGATGGGACGCCGGTACCGGATAGGTGATGGCTATACGGAGAACCCTATGTTCGGAAGCCATCTGCAGGGGACGGTGAGAGGGGTCCTGGAGTCGGAGAAGAGCTGCCTGTATGCCGCATGTTACTACGGGGGCGTATGGCTGGGAACCGGCGGGAAAAATAACATACGGGACGTGGCGGGCCTGCCGCTGTATCCCGACAGGGATGCCGAGGAAGCCTGGAGCCGTGCCGGCGACTGCGTGGACTGGTATTCCGAATGGCCGGAGTGCGGCGAGCATTGCGACCTGGGAGACAAGATAGAATGGTTAATTTTGAATAATTCTAAATAAGATGGGATGTGCATGGAAAATAAAGGCTGAGCACAGGCGTTGTGAGCTGTGTTCTTATGAGGGGCCCTGTGACAGGGACTGGAACAGGGAGCATCCGTACGTGCGGAAGATGGCGTCCGTCGTCGGCGAGGATATCCGGGGCGGGAGCAGGAGGAAGGAGGTCGTGTGGGGAAGGTATTTCGTCATGTATGCCCTCCGTCAGGAAGGATACTCGACGCTGAGGATAGCGGTGGCGCTGCGGCGGGACCACTCGTCGGTCGTTCACGGCCTCGGGATGGTGTCGAAGGCGCTGTCCGTGCCCGGGATGTATGCTGACGTCCTGCCGATATGGGAAAAGTTTTCAACCTTAAATAATATTGAGTTATGATTAAGAAATTCAAGGAATGGTGGTATTTCCACGTCAAGAACCCGGTCGTAAGGAAAGGAGAGGCCGGCGGATTCACATGGGTGTTCAGGAAGTTCGGGCTGGAGGTCAGGACGCGGAGCGGCAATTTCAGGGCGCAGTGGACTGCGGATGAGCATCCGTACGGGTATCTGGCATATTCGGACGGGAATGAGAACATTCACGGCTTCGCCATGACGGTATACATGGTGTCGAAGCTGCTGACTACGGAACCCAGGTTCGCGGAAGATATCCAGCTGGCTATCAAGGCTTACGAGAAGAGGCTGGATGAGAGTCTCTCCGTGGTAGATGACCCCGTGGAGGAGGAAATAGCCCTGGCGGAGATGAAGGACGTGCAGGAACAGGTAGAAAAAGTTCGCAGAAGGAGGAAGAGGAATGGAGATAAAGGTTAAGAAGCTTATTCCGGAGGCCGTGGTGCCGACGAGGGCGCATGCGAGTGACGCCGGGTTTGACTTGGTGGCGGTCAGCAGGGTGATAGATGAGGACAGTGCGGTCGTTTACGGGACCGGCCTGGCGTTCGAGATCCCGGAGGGATATGTCGGGCTTGTCTTCCCGAGGAGCAGCGTCGCGAAGAAGGATATGGTGCTGTCGAACTGCGTGGGAGTGATTGACTCGGGATATCGGGGAGAGGTGATGGCGAAGTTCAAGCTGATAGACCCTCTTATCGTGCATGAGAAGTATCATTGGTATGAGATCGGTGAGCGTATCTGCCAGATTGTGTTCATGAAGTTGCCGGAAGTGGAGCTTGTCGAAAGCGACGAGCTGAGCGAGAGCGACAGGGGAACTGGCGGATATGGCAGCACCGGGAAATGATTATTTGGAAAATATCGGGATAATCCATATATTTGTACTTAGTTGAATTTCCATAAGTAGTAGGATGCGGTCCGCTGTGAAGCGTACCGCATTTTGGCATGAAATTTGTATGGATTATATAAAATTTTTTAAGATATGAACGATTTTACGCTAAAATTCCATTCTGGGGACCATGTGTTCCTTTTTAACAGTATTTCTCTCTCTATCGAGGAGGATGACGTGTACGGAGCCCTGTTCTTGCCTGTACCTGTGCCGGGTGTGCTTCAGGAGAGCGGGAAGAGCATCAAGGAGAAGATCGAAGCCGGTCAGTTGGCGGTAAAGCAGCAGTATCAGCTGTGCCAGCACCAGGGCGTGGTGGATGCAGACATCCTTTTCGGTACCCGCGAGGAGTGTATCGCGTTTTACGCGGAGTTCTTCAACCGTGGCGGCGCGATCGTCTCAGAATAGGCGTTTTTCCCGGGTAGCCCAACCGGTGAGGCCCTGGCGAGCCCCGTTTATGGGGCGGACCGGTAAGATGCGGGTTCGAGTCCCGCCCCGGGAGCTCTGAGTGAAAGATTTTTCATAAGCAGTGGTTGTTATACATGTGTTAAGTTGAAGCGGGTCGCTGCGAAGTGCCCCGCTTTGTTCTTATGGCACGGAATTTGAAGGATTTGTTGTTAGTTTATAAATATTTTCGTTTATGTCAGAGATTGGTACGTTTTATAAGAAAGGGTCTAAGTCCGATTACAGCGGAGTGGAGATCCTTGGCCCTTCCGGAGTTGTCCCGAGGGCGATCATAGAGAAGATTACCTTCCATGATGTGTTGAGCGTGCAGGGAAAGAAGGAGAAGGACCGCTGGACGTGCAAGTTCCAGGGTATCGAGAAACCTATGTTGTTGAATTCGACCTGCAGGAAGCGTCTCGCCAAAAGGTTCTGGAACGTTATCGTGGAGGATGGCCAGCCTTGTGCGGGCAGGATTGACCTGTTGTCGGGTAAGGGTCTGGCGGTGCGCCTCGATTCGGAGCCGTGCAGGGATCCGAGCGACGGGACCATGACTATAGGTCTGAGAATATCCCTTCTGGATCCGTCTCCGGAAGAGGCTCGGCCGGTTAAAAAGAAAGTCGTGACCGAAGATAAGGTCCAGGTTACGGTCAACTGGGCGAAGGAGAACAATATGACGTTCGAGGACGTGGAAAAGAAGTTTGATTTCGCGAGTGAGGAGGTCAAGAATGCAGTCCAGTCAGGTCTGAACAAGGAAGATTTACCTGCGTAGCGTATGGACGGAAATAAGACGGTTTACTGGCAGGGTGTTAATAAGATAGAGAGCGGCACCTTGCTGCTGGAGAGCTCTAACGGGGACTGGTATGTCCGGTTAACGAGCGGCAAGGTTGTGCTGGTCAACGAAAAAAGTTTTTTAGATGTACGACAGTAAGGAAAATAGGTGGTTACGTCGTCGTGTGGGCATGATCACGGCGAGTGAGTTGGGGCAGATTACCAGTGTCAGCGGAAAGCTCATAGATGGCAACCTGAGTTATATTCGGGCGAAGCGCTGGGAGCGGCTGCATGGTTTCTCCCATCCGGTGACGGCGCGGGCGATGGAGATCGGGAACGAGCAGGAGCCGTATATATATGAGTGGTGTAAGGCTAACCTGGACATAGGGGAGATCGTTTATAGCAAGAATCTTCCGGAGATTCCTTTCTGGGTGTCGGAAGATTGTCCTATGGGGGCTTCTCCGGATGCTTTCACCCCGTCTGAGGAGATCGTCCTTGAATTCAAGACCCTTGTGGGGGCGACAGCCATCGAGTTCTTCGGGGATGTGTATACCCCGTTCGAGGTCAAGTACCAGGCGGTATGGAAGGACCATGGAGACCAGGTTCTGGGCCAGTTCCTGTCTAACCCCAAGGTTAAGGAAATATGGGTCGTGAAGTATATCTATTGTGACGACGATATAATGGAGGACGTGGACAGTCCGCTTGCTCCTTGGCGCGGGCTGGTGTTCAAGTTCAAGAGGGAGTCTTATTCTCTTAGTATCACCCAGATGCGTGACAGGATTTGCCTTATGGACAAGATGATAGATTCCAAGCTCAACCCCGCCTTGTTTAAGAAGGGAGAGTGGATTATAAACCAAAATGGAGAGTTATGTCAGAGTTCAGAATAGAGGGCAATGCCCTGTATGACGACAAGGGCCTGTTGCTGGCCAGGATTGTCGTCAGGGATGGCGAGATGCATGTAGTGCGGGAGCCACGGTGTTCGATAGGGGATTATTTCGCGATATTGACCATGTTACACGAAAAAGGATACAGAATATCATGAGCACGATAGTTTTGACGAAGACCATCGCCAAGCAGATACTTCGGCTGTTCGATCATTGTTTCAAGCAGGGCGTCATGGATGCTGCGGACAGCTCGGATGACCTGATGGCGAGGGAGTGGCTTGAAGCCCGGTTGAATGACGGGAAGTTCGGGCGTGTCATCGAGCCTGATGCGGAGTATAACTGGAAGAGATGGCGCTTTACCCTGTATTGGTGGAGCAGGGAGTCTAAAATTGGGACTCTCGGGGAGAATTATATAGACTATATCCGGGATATGAATTCATTCCATTATGCTCTTCTCCCTGTCTGTATGCGTTTTTACCTGATGGGGGTGCAGGAGTGGCTGGATTATCCAAACCCGTCAAAGATGGTCTTTTTCACCGGGGAGAATAATGTTCATTGGGCTCCCGTTGGCTCCAATATCCGAAAGATTTCTGTTACGGATTTCATTTCTTACGTCCAGATGTTCATATTCGAGCGGGTTGAGAAGCAGTACGAGGGAGATATGCCTTCTTCCCGATATGACAGCTTTGCCCAGGCGCTCTGGACCTTAACAAAACGTTTTCCTGATTTTTATGGCAAATTTAGAGAAGATATCGAGGGTTCCTAAGGTGTTCCGGACAAACCATGCCCAGGTCGGAGGGTTTTCCATGGATTATATGCTCCTTCCAATAGGATTCAGGTACAATGACGAATGGCTCAAGGCGAAGGCTGGGGATAAGCTGTATCTGACTACGGGTGGGGAGCATATCATCAGGTATGTGAGAAAGCTTCCCATGAAAAGTACCTTCACTGACATATTATGTCGGGTCCGTTATGGGATGACTCTGGCCGGAGTTCTCCAGAGATGGCAACTGAATGCGTCTCTGGAGGGACATGGCAAGCAGTGTATCAGTACGGATGAGTGTCTTTGGGTCGTATATGAAAAGGACGAAGAAGAATAGCGGATATGTCCCGACTGAAAAGTATGGGAAATTATCGTGCAGGTTTGCGCCGGAGGTTCTTGTTCCCTCAAACGCGATTGATGGGTCTTTTTTCCTGGGTGCTCCCGCCGACAGGTATATTTTCACGACAATGGACGGACATAAGTGTCTTGGCACGTTTCTTGCATCATGGAAAAACAGTGAGGACGGACATAATGATGAGCTGCAGGACTTTTGTATGGAACGCTTTAAGTGCGGTTTTGGTACGATCCGGGCTATCATGGCGTCCAGATTGGGGAAGGTTGAGGATTATTGGCATCTGATAAAATTAGAGGAGATATGTGCTTAGAAGAAATGTTTGAGAAAGGAATCACCCCCCTGACGGGGCCGAATAAGGGGGAGCGCATGTGTGTCGTGGAGATGGATCGGCTCGCTGTTCGTGTCCGTGGATGGAATTCAATGAAGGAATATCCTCCAATCCGTCATGGGGACTATAAAATATGGGATGAGGTATGACAGGCGAGGAGATGTTAGGACTTTTTGAGCAGGGAAAGGCTGCTGGAGTAGAGACGACGGTCCTGATTATCCGTGTCCAAGGAACGGTCTTTGTCAGCTTCGACGGAGAAGAGTGGGTTGAGTCAAAGAGTGAATTTATCAACAAACAATTAGATTGATATGGATTATAGAGTTTCTGAACTTTTCAAGTGTGGTGTGACCCCGAAAAAGGGGAAGGGCGCCGGTGTCAGGTATCGCGTGCAAAGCGTGTGGCCTGGCGGTGTTGTAGTCAAGCCATGGGAGGGCGACGGCGATGCTGTCGAGCTGAAGGAAGGTGAGTATGTGCTGTGGACTCCTCCCAAGACGTTGTTCAAGGATCCGACCATCCCTGCCACATGGGGGAACCTCAAGCGTGCTGTGGAACAGGCGGGACTTGGAGACGATACCAGGATTCTTTTGTGTGATGGTTTTTTCTGGCCTGTGGAGACTTTCTGCGGTTTAAGCGGCGCCAGTTTTTCCCTTATCGAGGCGAAAGCTCTTGACGGTAGTGGCAAGGAGAGGGTTATCGTAGTGAAATAGAGACGGATACCGGGGTACCTCAGAGGTTAGAGGAAGGTAAGCGTGGGCAGGTAAGAAGGGCTACGCGCTTAGCCAAAGACGCGGGTTCGAACCCCGCTCCCGGTGCTATGGTGTGGGTGAGGGACAAGACCAGCCGCTACTGGCGGAGGAGGCATGAGAAATCCGCACCGACTTTTGGATGGATGCCAGAATTGGGATTGGGAATCCCCCGATAGGGTAGCCCGGCGCATCAGCCCTTTGTAGTATCGGCTGGTTGGTGTGGAGGGCATGCAGGTTCGAGTCCTGTTCCATCCACAAAAACTGATGTGATATGGCAGTAATAGTACCAAATGTAGAGAAAATGACTTTGGCGGAAGCGAAGAATTTTTGCCGCCCAGGACAAGCTATTTTTATAGATAGCGATAAGATTCTTGTCCTTGAAAAATCGGATGTGAAAAATTTCGATGACTACAAGCAGCGCTTAAAAGACCACATCCTTGGTATCATGTCGTCCGCTGAAGACGACAAGCCTAGTATGTTCAGTCTGGCTGCTTATATTCGCAACGAGGTATTGCGGGATTTATACAACGATATTAACAAGGATAGAATATAAGCCACCATCCACAATATGGCAAAAGGAAAATGGTTTAAGGAAGGTGCAGAGTGCTGGGTGTACTCGACCTTGGAGATAGATACGAACCCTATTACTCATCTTCATTGGGTGTCGAAGGGGTACATAAAGAAGATAGGAAGGAAGTGGACGGAGGTTGTCTTAAATTATTACAATGAGTCCACTCCGTTCCTTACCGATTCAGAGGTATTCTATTCTTTGGGACAAGTCCGACGCAGGTACGGGAATGACTTTGAAATAAGGGACGAGAAATGGAGTTAAGAGAATATCAGAATACGCTCATCGCTGAGACTCGTCAGGCCCTGGCGAAGCATAAGCATATTATTGTGCAGAGCCCGACTGGAAGCGGGAAAGGGGTCCTTATCGGCTCGATGGCATCAATGGCCGCGAGAAAGGGTAATCGCGTCCTGATCTTGGCCCATAGTGAGGAGATTCTCACCCAGGATGCTGGGCATGTGAGGAAGTGGGGCGTGGATGCTGCTGAGGTTTTTGCTAAGACCAGAAAGCGTCCGGACGTCGAGTGCTGCTGTATGATGGCACAGACGCTTCGCCAACGGCTCAAGAAGGAAGACTGGGTGAACTGGTTTGGCACCTTCAAGCTGATTATCCTGGATGAGTGTCATCGTGCTGAGTTTGACTTTGTGTTTGAGCAGCCAGGGATAGGTAATAAATTTGTTATCGGTCTGTCAGCTTCGCCGGCGAGATACGGCCAGATGCGTCAATTAGGACTTGACTACGATGCTGTTGTTATCGGTCCGTCTGTCCGCTCGCTGATTGATCAGGGCTACCTTTGTAAGTGCCGTCTTTTCTCTCTCGATGCCCCGTCTATGGATGATGTCGAGTGGAGTTCATGTCGTGGAGATTATAATCTCGGGCAGATGGCCCAGAAGTTTAAGTCGCGTGCTCGTTATGTCGGCGCTGTTGACAATTACGAACGTCTCTGTAAAGGCCAGAAATGCCTCGTATTTTGCTGCTCGAGCGAGCAGACGATAGAACTTACCAAGGAGTTCTGCGAACGCGGCATAGAGGCTAAATATTGCCTTTCCGGGGGTTTTGGCGAGGATGGAGAGTATAGCGGGGAACGAAAGGATGTCGTGGACGCTTTTGCCCGTGGCGAATTCCCTGTGCTGGTCAACTACGGCCTGTTTACGACCGGTATCGACATTCCGGATATCAAGGTTGTGATGCTGATGTTTTCAACGACATCGCTGGTGAAGTACATGCAGTGCCTTGGCCGTGCGTCGAGGATTGCTCCCGGGAAGAATAATGAGTTTCTATGTCTGGACTTTGGTTGCAACTATGAGCGACTGGGGAGGTACGAGGACGAGCGGGCCTGGTCTGTATGGCATTCGACTGGAGCGGGCGGCGGTGTACCACCCACAAAAATATGTCCACAGTGTGGGAAAATGGTGCCAGTCTCCTGGAAAGATTGCGCTTTTTGTGGGTACCACTGGCCTACGCAGCAGGAGTTCTATAACGCAGAGCTACAAGAGGTGGTGGCAAGAGAGGATGAAGAATCTCTCGAATCTTATGTGGCTCGCAAGAAACTTGAAGGGAAATCTAACAACTGGATATTGGTCCAGGTGTGTATTAAGGATCCTGACAACCAAAAGGAAGCCTTCATGCGAGCCATCGAGGTGCTAAGGACCAAGCATGGTGCGAATATAAGCCCCAAGTACTACTTTTTCTTCAAGAAAGAAATTTTATCGAAAGTTAAAGTCAAGAAAAAAGACGAAGGCCCTTCTTTATTCGAATAAAATTACTATCTTTGCATAAACATTGTGTCGCAGACAATGAGTAGAAATATATCACCCCGAATGAGTAGTGCGGAGCTGCGACCTCCGCGTGAAAGTCCGGGGTTAGTTTTTAAGATGGAAGAAATTTGGAAAGACATCCCTGGATATGAAGGGTTATACAAAGTTAGCAGCCTTGGGAGGGTGTTATCTTTGAATTATAACAGCGCTGGGATATCAAAGATAATGAAGGGTTCTATCAAACGAGGGTATTTAATTGTAGAACTTTATAAAGATAGGATTAGTAAGAGATTTTCAGTGCATAGGCTCGTTACCATGACTTTTCTCCCGATCCCGGAAAACCTAAAGCGATATATCGGCACAAGGATTTTGCAAGTTAATCATATAGACGAAAACAAGACAAATAATTCCGTTGATAATCTTGAATGGTGTACCGCTTCTTATAATCTGTCTTATGGAACAAGACCTCGCCGAGTGTTGGATTCGCATAAGGCTTCTGGTTCGTCTCGTGCAGAGAAGCAGGTGTGCCAATATGACCCAACTGGGAATTTTATCAGAAAGTATATATCTGCTCACGCTGCGGCGAGAGATACGAAACTTGATTTTAGTAAAATAGCGATGTGTGCAAGGAAGGAAAGAAATATGCACGGAGGTTTCCTCTGGTGCTACGCCTCCGATACAGAACGCATAAAAGAAATCGAATCATTACGGACCGATTCTTCGCCGAAGCTGTTTTAGTGGCACGGTCTTTGTAGTGGGAGAATGGTATGAAAAAGAAGATTTCAGAATTTAATGGCCGAATTATAGGCTTTGAAGGTGGCCCAGATTGGCTGAGTATACTTGTCGACGCCGCTATTGTGCATAACGGGGCTGTCGGCGTTAGGTATTTTTTCCCGTTCATTAAAAAGGAGGGCGAGGTTAGTCTCAATGAGTATACGGGGAAGTGTGTAAAAGTGACAGTAGAAGTACAGGATTAGTTATGGAAACCGAAAGAAAGACTTGCGCTTCTTGCGCCTATTTTATAGATCTCTCCCCCGATGAGGGTGCTTGCTCCAAGCCGAAAGGCGGCAGAAATGGCGTTTGGGGGAACGAGGATATTTGTTGTGATTACGAAAAAGATGAAAAGCGAATACGAGAAATGAACGATCCGGTATTAGATATCAAGACTATTATAGAGCGGAAGATTGCTGAGGGTGGAAAGGATAATCCTATTCTGGTCCCGGCAAGCCAGTACGATTGTTTTGTCTCGACGGCGAAGAAATATAATATAAATGCAAAGTTTGACGCAATAGTGGCAAAATGGAAAACAGACGAGAAATGAAACTATCAGAAGAACAGAGGCGCTATGTTGGCGCGATTCTAGAACGAGCGGGGCTCTATTTCAATTTAGATTCTCATTACGACCCAGAGAAGGACGAAGAAGATGATTGTACAAGTGTCTATATTGACGGAGACATCTCTTTCGACACAATGGCTGAAATAGTGGATTATTTGAGAGGACGCGAGAAATGAAACTCTATGGATTAGTAAAGCAAGTCTGGATCATGGATGAAGGAATGTCTATTCCAGACGCGGACTCGGTAGAACTGTATGAGTCGCAGGCGGAAAGAGATGAGCGCCTTTTGTATCTGAATGGCGGACATGGCAAGGACTATTTCCGCCGCATGGATGATTATTATGCGGCTATTGATTTTGAGGTAGGGAATCGTAATGAGTATAATAAGCCATACAAAGAACCAGAGCCCCGTGAGTTATTGCCCGGAGAACTAGAGCAGAGATTGCGTCTTATTGCGACATTTGCGAGGCATCCTTTAAAGATATAATGATATGAAACCAGGAGATAAGGTGTGGATTTTCGATGAAGACAAGTTCAAACAAGTGTCTTATGAGGAATTATGGGGGAAATGTCATCTTGTTGACCGCAACGATTGCGACCAATATTGGGGGATACCGAAATCTTGGCCTTTAAGCAAACCACATTTCCCCTCCCGCGAGGCGCTGTGCGAACATTACAGAAAAATATTCGAGTGATATGGAAGAAATATTAATTGAAAAGGTTTATCGGCTCAAGTCTGAGCTGGAAAGCATGACCAAAGTGCTCAATCTTATGAGTTCCGCTTCGCAGACATCGTTGCGCGACCCGAATGGTAGTTTTGGACTATACCTACATGGTTCAGTTGCTGGCCACGATGTCGAAGTGGATATAAAACAAGAAGTCTATACCAGCATCGAAATGGCGCTTAAAGAACGCATAGGACAAATTCAATACGAACTTGCCAAGCTATGACAATCGAAAAATACAAGGTTCAAGACTATCTTTAAGCTATGTGCACTCACGAATTATTTTCCCCATCCAAGATCTTTATTAAGCGTGCGGACGTAGAAGAGGAATGGAAGGAGCTGATTGGTCCTATAGTCCAGAAATCTTTAACCATTTCGGAGAGCGAGCCAGTCGGATACAATCCGACCACCATAAAATTCACCGCTACGCTGAGAATCAGTCGCAATGACCGCATTAGCCTATTCAAGTTCGTAGGGCTTATGAAGCGTCCCCGGCTTACTTACAGAACAATCAAGCGCGATAGCGCAAAACGGAACAAGTAAATATGAAGACGGTAATAGGAATAACGAAAGAGTATGAAGGGTTGACAGAAATTGCTCATAAGGATGCTCTTGAATGGTGCAAGGCATGTATCCAAAAGCGTATCGACCATGATCACCTCGAGGACCAAGTGGATTGGGAAGACCTTATTGTAAAAGATGAGAAAATAGACGAATACGGCTGGTATCGTATGGAGTGCCGCCTTCCACTTAAAGAACTATTTTTTTGAAATGACAATCGAAGAATACAAAGCTCAGGTCTTCAAGTACGACGGCAAAGGCCCCGTTACGATCGGAGATGAATGGCCGTATCTCCCAAGGGCGACCCGCCGAGAGATCGAACGGCTCGTAAAGAAAGGAAAGAACCCGGATATAATGAACTACGTTTGATATGAGCAAGATAACAACAATAATCGAGCAAGTAAAGAGACTCTTTCGTGCCGCTTCGCCGCGCAGGAGTGCGGGCATGCGAAGGAATTACAGAATAAGTCGTATTGACTACGAGGTGGTTCCAATCAAGGCATCAGTAGAAGTTCCCCCAGGTGTACGTTATGCCCTGGATGCCAAGATACTGAATGAAGCCACCATGGATAGACTGAGCAAGGCTATCGGAAAAGAACTGCTCTCTAATGGTCTCATAGAATGTAATAAAGAGTCCCGTCCAGATGGCATAGAGCTTCACTTGGCAACCTGTTACGTTTTGAAACGGGTTGACAAAGAATAAAATAAAGCGAAATAGACGCTTTGGCATGATAATTGTATTCTAACCAACAAAATATATTTTTACATTATGGCAAAAGAATCAAAACAGAGTATTTGGCACAGAGCTGACACGGAAAAGCCTTGTGTCGGCACAGTCGTAACTATCGAGTATCTCTCGAAGGGTATTAAGGGCTATTACACAGCGATGTGGATTGGGACTCAGTGGCTTATCAGGAAGCCTTATTCCCGTAATGACTTTGAGCCCCTTCCGGATGACATAGATATCCTGGCGTGGTCTGAATGATACAAGAGAAGTCAGATCCATCAATAAGAAGACAACGGAGGCAAGAAGAAATGCGCTTGCAGGCCCGTTGTTTTCAGTGGTGCTGGAATGAGCGTCCTGAGACTCGCCGATTACTTTTCCACGTAGAGAACGAAGGTCCCCGCAGCGATGCAAGGAACGGTGCTTTGAGGAGGGCGACTGGGATTGTGGCTGGAGTGTCGGATTTGATCCTTATGATGCCTCGAGGCTCCTGGCATGGTCTTTGTATTGAAATGAAGACGACGGAGCGCGGTTCGGGACAAAGTGCAGAGCAGAGATCTTGGCAGACTCTTGTTGAAGGTCAGGGGTATCGCTATGAGGTCGTAAGGACGGAAGATGAGTTCAGGAGGCTTATTGACGAGTATTTACGTTCAACGAAAGAGTAACTAAACCAATGTTGGGTTTAGGTTTTCATAGTACAGTGCTTTTTTTATGTCGAGTGGGCTCCGCAGTGAATGCGTGGCTCACTTTTGTTTTTTAAAAAGTATTTCATATATTTGTATTATGGCAGGAAAGATTCCAATGCGGCCAAGGGGTCGCAAGTTTGATTTGTCCGAAGAAGAAATGAACGGACTGTCTTATTATGTCTTGTCGGGTTGCAGTCGGGAGGATATGTTTTTACGTTTTGTGCGTCCTGATTTCTTAGGTACCAAGGCGCCGGCAGCTTTCAAGGCAGCTGTGAAGCAGTTTTTCGCGGTTAAGGATGTCCAGGAGTATATTGAGTCTTACAGGAGGACTATTGACGAATTACTATCGCCTCGCGGTCACTCCAAGCCTCAACCGGAGACAGCTGAGAGTCTTGAGGCGAAGAAAGCCAGGGCAAGGACTAAGGCTATGGAGTTCGCGATGGCTCTGGCGGAAAATCTCGACGAGGCTCAGGATCCAGAATCCGTAATGAAGATTCTCGATAAGGTTGGCATATTGGACGTTGACGAGCAGGCGGAAGAATTGCCGAGGAGGTATCTGCCCGTGTGTTGTAACGATTGTGCTTATCGTAAGTTTGTAGAGGAAAATTGCGATGAGGTTCCGGATGGCACGAATATTGCAGGAGATAGTGAATAAATTTTTCAGATATGAGTCTAAACAAAGTAATGCTTATCGGTAACGTCGGCAAGGACCCGGAGGTCAAATTTGTCGGCGGCACGAACAAAGTCGCAAATCTTACGCTAGCGACCACGGAAACGTGGAGAGACAGCAACGGAGATAAAAAGGAGAGTACGGAGTGGCACAACATCGTCGTCTGGCGAAACGCCGCAGATATAGTCGATCAGTATGTAAAGAGAGGCTCCCAGATCTATGTCGAAGGGAAGCTAACCACGCGCAAATGGAAGGACCAGAATGGCAATGACCGCTACACCACGGAAATTCAGGCGCAGACTATTCAGCTCCTGGGGAAAAAGGACGGAGCCGCCTCTCAGCCTGCCTCTAATGAACCATTCTAATATGAAAAGAATCCTTGTCTACATATTCATCTTATCCTGTGCTTTATCGTCCTGCTCGAAGGAACATTCCGTCGATGCGGCATATCCGGCTTTCACTGGACGGTGGGTGTCGGAATATATGCTGAGCCAGGGCGAATGGATACCGGTCATAGAGCTTCGTGACCAAGTGATAATTTCCTTCAAGGATACTGGTGATTTCTACCTATATAGTTCTGTGTTCGGGACGGCGTCGGGGGTATATGAGAGGTCAGATGATCGTATTTCGCTTTATGCGAGCGGTAAGGAATACATGACAATCGAGATATTGTCGGACATGGAATCACAATATGTCGACGCTACGTTGCGCTGTCGACAAAAAAACTTAAGCTATCGCTTCCGGAAGTGAGTAACTTCTGTTTTTTCTTCATCATATAAGTTATTCCCGCGAGGCCCCCTGCAGTGATGTACGGGGCCTTTTGTTATAATAATTTTTTTTATATATTTGCGGTATATGTTTAGACTTAAGCCAGATCACGCCCCGTTTCCTCCTCTTTACGAGCATGTTGAGAGGAAAAAGGCTACGGTCAAAGACAAGGGCTACGACAAGGTTGGAGACTTTGTCCTGAGGGATAACGTTGACCTTATTCCTCAGGAGGGTCTACAGGAGAATCTCGCGAGGTGTATGTCTAATTTGATATTCATCTGCGGAGAAGCTACTTCTGGGAAGACGTTTGGCATGATGTTGAAAGCGCTGCAGGGCGTAGGCGTGTATGGATATACGGCCCGATTGATCAACGTCAGAAAGCTTGATTCCGCAAAGGGTACCAGTATGCAAAGAGACGGTCAGACGGTCTGGGGGAATTTTTCTAGCTGTGAGGTAACGACAGGCGAGCTCCCGACATTCTCCTGGCCCAAATGGAATAACGCCGTCCAATTTTTGCATGCGAATTTCAACGCGGATAATCCTCAGGAATGGGACGAGTTCCAGGAGATGTATAAAAAGCAGCAGGCTGCACTGTTTATGTGCGATGAGGCAACTGCGATCGAGCAGTTCAAAATGTTTACGTACATCTTCTCCAGAAACAGGGATTCTTCTGGTGTTACACCCCAGACTATCCTGGCGTTCAACCCGAAATATGAGCATTGGACCACGGCTTTTTTGCTTGCTGCGGGCTATATCGGAGATGATTGGCACTTGAAGCCGGATTGGGACGGAAGGACGAGGTATTTCTATGTGAAAGGCGATGAGCCTTCGGATATTATTTGGGGTGACTCTCGGGAAGAGGTGGTCGCGGCTGCAAATATCAAGCTCAACAGCGAGGATAGGGCTGCCGGCCTGACCGAGGTCGACATGGTTAAATCGTTTACGCTCTTTACTGGCCATGCATCCGGCAATAGAAAGCTTGTAAACGCTACTGGTGGGCAATCGGTCGCAAACCTGCATAATGTAGGTGCTACACAACGTGCCATCCTCGCAGAGGCGTATTTCGGTCCTTCGCTATCAAGCAGGTCGTCGATTACGAAGCAGATGATTGCTGAGCTGCCAAGTAATCCTATTAGCGACGATGAGAACATGTATGCTACAATGGATATTTCGGGAGCCGCGTCGTCGAAAGATCCGGATGTCTGCCAGATGGTGATATGGAAGGGACTTAGATTTATTGCTATAGAGTCATACCACGGGAACATGAAGGATATCGTGCCGTGGATAGAAGGAATGCTCGCGAAATATGGCGTACCGGTGTCAAATTTTGCGTTTGACGCTACGGGAATGGGTTTCTTCTTAAAAGATTATGTGAATGGATATCCGGTGACTTCGAATAAGACTGCGCTCCAGGAATACGATGAGAATGGAAATGCTGTCACGCTGGAGCAATATTTCAACGTTCGAAGTCAGCTGCTGGGGAAAATGAAAGTGCTCCTCGAGACTGGACGGATAAGCACGAGCATGGATCTCGATACGAGAATTCCATATGGAAAGAAGGGGGAATTGAGAACGATTCGTGATATCCTGTTCGATGCCGTGGATTTGTTTGTGAGCACAACGAAGAACAAGCGAATATATTATTTATCTAAGGATGAATACAAAGCCCGGCATCAGAAGAACTCTCCTGACCTTATGGATTCACTTTGTCTTAGGGCGGTCTTTGAACTCGATGCGAGGCCGAAGAAGGCTCCTTCGCCGGAAATCGAGGATGATGCGTACGATGGCTTATTTGAGGATTACAGCGACGGACGTGCCGTTGTATATATATAAAAATATTTATCGCGATTAAACCTATGAATATCGGTGAACACTTAAAAAAGGACTATTGGGTGCGCAGAGTCACTCCTGATAGCGTTGGTGCGTATCCCCCATGCGGGAACAATTTGGGATATAGGAGGCCGAAGACCGGAGGTTTCGGCGTAGGCTATGTCAACCTGACGCAGGACACGTTCCTGAACGAGATTAACGCTTCTGCTCATGAAATAAATTCGAGATTCATGAGCCAGCGTCCAATTTATAAGACAGAAAAGGATGCTGATGGCAAGACTAAGTATGTCTTGAATGGCTTCGATGACGTGGAAACTGTCGCCCTGGCCATTCAGGAGTTCATCGTCGGAAAGAAGATTTCCCATCTGACGGGAGATAAGTTCTGGGTGGCGAGCGAGGATAAGGACGAGGAGGCGTTCCAGAAAGTGGAGTCCTGGATGGACTATGCCGGTTTTTGGGATGCATGGGTCGAGGCGGTTTCATATTGCGAGCGCGAGTGTGATTCTGCTCTATATTGGTGGTATGACGGGAATTCGCTCCAGTATGAGGTCTTTGCTTATGAGAAAGGGGACACCCTTTATCCTGGCATAGACGACGAGGGGCGCCCTGTGTTATATAGAGCCTATTCATTAAACGGGAAAAAAGCCGTGGACGTTTTTTCGGTGAAGTCTCGCGAGACATGGGTAAAGGTCGATACTGACGAGGACGAAGGGAAAGCATGGTTTGACCAGGTCCTGAAGAGGCTTAAGGGATTTAGGTTCAACGAGGTCAGTGAAGATGGCTATCGCCTTATTTCCAGAAAGGATGCCCAGATCGGTAATGATGTTCTGCAAGTTATATATTTCCGTGTCCCGGATATTGCTACGGGTCCTGTCCAGGATTGTATCGTAAAATATGAACGGGCTCATAGCTATATTGCTAATGAGGTGAAAGATAGCGCATTCCCGATTTTGTTCCTGAAAAGCGAGAAAATCGTCAATCTTCCACCAACGAGAATCAACGGTAAGACTATCGGTGTAAAGGGAACGTCTGATAGTCTGGCTCATAGCGACGCCAAATTCTTGGCTCCGCCGGACGCTTCGAATATAGCGAAGACGAATCTCGATACGCTGTGGAGCAATATCCTCCGAGGGTCTCTGACCTCCTTGGTCGAGCCTGTAGATATCCGGCAGGGGTCGGACAGCAGCACGACGATTAAGATCATGTTCGCTCCAGATGTCGAATGGTGTCAGAATCGCTGGAAGTTCTATGCGAAGCCCGTCCGTCAGCTCGTTGAGGTGTTCAAGCGTCTTGTGGGTAAGGCCGAAAAAGATATTAAGAGATATGGTGATCTAAAGATATCTTGCGGACAGAATATTTGGCTTCCGTCTAACGAAGCTGAGCGCATAAAGATTGAGCTGGATCAGTATTATGCGGAGGTTAAGTCCAGGAAGGCCGTAATGGCGGATATCGGAAACTCTCATCTCGGAGATGCTGAACAAATCATGAAGGAGAAGGAGGAGGAGAAAGCTCTCGAGGCGAAGTATAACGTAAAGACGGCCGAGAATAATCCTGCCGTTCCTGACGTCACGAACCAGGCTAAGAAACAGCCGAGAAATAAATGATACTATCTAAGCCCGGGCTCGCTCTGAGTACCGGGCTTTTTATAGAAAGGTGCCAAATTTTTCAAAAATCGTGCCAAAGATTTTGTTTTTTATACTTTTTTATTATTTTTGCGATAGAAATCATTCTAACCTATAAACATATGTTCAAAGAAAAAATCGTTGAAGGGCTCAGGGCGAAATCTGAAATCAAGCGTTTCGGGCTGAGCAACGAGGCTATTGACCGGATTGCCGAGGCGAGACAAAAGACGGTCACAGAGGAATCTCAGGTCGAAACCGTCCTTACGGATGCAGAGACTATGAGGCTTATCGCTGAGGAGCTGATGAAGCATCGCGACCAGGAAATCACTAAGAGGACCGAGACGCAGAACGCTTTTGAAGGCTACAAGGCAAAACATCCCGAAAAGGACCCTGATCCGGACCCTGACCCGGACCCGCAGAAGCCAGATATCGCTAAGATTGTGGCCGACGCGGTAGCCGCAGCCGTGCAGCCGGTCAAGGAAGCTTTCGAGACCTTCAAGTCGCAGACAACGGCGAAGGAGGCGAAGTCCCTGGCAAAAGCTAAATTCTACGAAAACAAGTGGACTACAAAGTTCAAGGAGGAGGCTGATGACGCATGGGAGAGAGCTGACGAGCTGAATGCTGCGATGGGAGGCAGTATGACGCAGGAAGATCTGACGGCTAGAGCGACAGAGTATTTCAACAAACTGGTTCAGCGTAAGGGCGCTGATGCCACGAAGCCTTTCGAGGACGACGGCGGCAAAACTGGCGAATTTGACTTCTCTGCTCAGGCCAAGTATCTGGAAGGCGCAGGACTGATCCCGAAGGAGTAAAAATAAGTTTAACCCAAAAGTTGTGACCAATGAAAAACTACGGAAACTCTTTTAATAGAGACTCGCAGGAATATGCGGCTGGCAAAGTGCCTATTTGGCTGCATACTGACGAGTTCTATCCTGCAGGTTGCACTCTGAACAATCAGACTCAGGGTTCAACCATCCCCGCCGGTTCTGTCGTATATGTAGCAAAAATGGGAGGTGAGGCTACAGTTCTCGCTCCTGATGCCGCTGCTCCGGAGACCGGTGTGACCGGCCTTCTCTTGGAGGACGTTTATATCGGTAATGTAGGTGCTACTGGCACCGTTGTAACAAAGGGACAGGTCCTCGCAAAGCGTATCCCGTCTATTTCCGCAGCCGTTAAGGCTCTTCTTCCTGGTATAACTTTCGTAAACGAGTAGAACTATGAATCAGTATTTTGGACTTGACACTCTGATGGCCTCCAATGGCATCATCTCGTCTGAAGCCTTTATGGCTTACTACCTCCAGGTTCTCTCCCGTCGCGAGAGTCAGAACCTGAACGAAATCGGTTTCGAAGAGTGGGATGTTCCCCAGATTGACTTCGACTACAAGATGCTTGAGGTCGAAGACCAGATCAAAGTGATGGCCACCTATGTGGACCTCAACTCCGACCCGATTCCTCTCGGAACCAAGGGCTTTAACACCCTGAGCGGTTCTATCCCTCGCCAGAAGGCTCGCTGGGAGCTGGGCGAAAACGACTATCGCAAGGAACTGGTTACCCTGCAGAACCTCCAGGTATCTGCCACCTTCATGAACCAGTCCCCTGCTGAAAGTATCAACAACTATCTCGCCAAACTTCTGTTCGGCGGTCTGTCCGAGATTCAGGATGCCCATATAGGCTCTATCTCCTATCAGGTCGGCCAGATGAAGTCCACCGGCGCCGTAACCCTCACCGATGCCAACAACCCTCGCGGTATCCAGAACATCACCTTCAGCGCCCAGATTCCTAATGAAAACATTAAGACTCTGACCGGCACAGCCCGTTGGTTCACCAACGCAGACAAGACCACCGAAGGTTCTGCCTCCGACCCTGTCAACGACCTGAAGAAGATGGTTCGCGATGCCAAGGAAGTATACGACTCTGTGACCGTCGAGGTTAACGAGGAATCCTTCCTCGAGGATATGAAGCACAGCAAGTGGCAGGTTGCTCTGGGCTACCAGATGTCTCCTTCACTGCTAGTTTCTGCCGGTGTTACCGACGAGGCCAAGGCTACCGCCCGCGCTATCGCTGACACAGCTTCTGACGACGCGATTAAGGCTGCTTTCAAGAAGGTTATCGGTACCGACGAGGTTATCTTCAACAAGACCCGATGCGGCGTAGAAGTGTGGGATGACAACCAGAAGAAGCTTGTGCGCAACAAGCTCTGGGCCTTCAACAAGGATACCTATCTGGTGCGTCCTTCCGGAAAGGTTGGCATCAAGAAGAACGTCGTTCCTCTTCGCCCTGATCCGAGCGCAATCAGCGCCACTATCTTCGGCGGCCACGGTATCATCGAGTACCGTTACGACGCTCGTACCAAGTATCAGGATTGGGTATCCGAACTCACCGTGCTGTGCGTTCCTACCCGTCCTCGTGACATGTTTATCCTTCATACGAAGTAGCTATGATAACTGTCGAAGAATATTTGCGTAGTTTAACGCCCGGTCTTAACCTGCAGGATAATGTGGTGGCGAGAGCCGCACGGAGCCCGAAGGATGTCGGGTTGGACCCGCTTCCTCTTGATGAGGACATCGACTATATCGTCGACGGCCAGACGGGAGAGAGAACGCCTCGGGTAGATACTGATGGCGAATATCAGAAGCGGCTGGACTACGCCTCTTCGACGGTATACTATTCGGTACTGGGAGTTTTCGCTGGCGGAGGCTGTTCCGAAGAGGTCGGCGATGTCCGTGTCTCTCGCGGCGGATATACCATTACAATGGCGGACAGGGCTCGCTTCAAAGCGATGGGCGATGCCCTCCGCCGTAAATGGGGATTTGCTGAGGAAGACGAGGAGTCCACCAGTGAGATGTATGATGCGAGTTCTTTGAGATATGGAGCTAATTAAGTTTCGAGACCAATGCGTTATCTCCAGGGCGAGAGTCGGGCAGGACGGAAAACCTGTCCGAGACGAGTGGGACAACCCTCTCGCGCCCGAGGTTGTATATACGGGTCCTTGCCTATATGAAGAAGGCGGTATGAGTTCCGCCTTGTCTATGGTGACCAGGTTCCCGACATTATATCTACCCGGTGCGTTTCCCGGCGTGAAGATAAATGATAGCGTCGATATCGAAACTGAGTTCGGACGTGAACTTCAGTCGGTGGTAAAGATTGTCCGCGATGTGAACATGCCTTTATACTCCGGCACGAAGATTACGAGGATTGAGCTAAAACAAGCACAGGGGGAATGACATGGGTGTACGCAGTATCAATGGTAAAGCGTCCTGGGGTAAGACTTATCGTGGTTTTGCCCAGGCTTTGGCAGAAGCAGGAAAGCATCTGACCAAGCAAGGGGCGACAATCTTATCAGATGCTTGCGAGTCGTGGCTTCAGGACGTCGACAGTCAATGGCCGAGGGGCTCTCGTAATGACATCGTAAATCTGAACACGGGAAAAGTCCAGCGGACATACGGGGCATACGCTTCAGGGTATCGTGGAGGAGACAAATACTTTCCATGGTACACGGGAAACCTTCACGACTCTTTGGCGACAGTCGTTACCGATGGCAACCGAGTGGTCGGGATACGCCAAATGCAGCCCGGTGCTACAGTAGCTCAATATGATGAAACGAGCGGGATTATTGACGGAACGGAGTGGGGTTTGCTTGTTGCGAATCGCGCTGCGCATGTTTTACTTGGAGGAGTTCAGGCGAAACTCGTCATAGGTGTCCCTTATGCTCAGAAGGTGGATGAAATGCCGGAGCATGCCGGATATGTCCACGAGCTCGAAGTTGATTTCGCTAGTACGATGGAAAACGCATTGAATTATGAGTTTGGACGCACGAAAAACTTGATTATACGATGATTAACCCTTCAGACATACAACCCGACGTTGAGTTGCGCGACGTTCTTAAAGGTCAAGTCCGTGTTGGCTTGGCTGGGGGAGGTTCTCAGATTATCCCCGTTTACGGAGACTGGGAACGCCCCACGAATGAGGCTCCGTCTGACTTCATAGCGATTTATATGAACGGCAGTGTGGAAGGTCTCTCTCGAGAGAATGGTTTTGCTCGGGGGCATCTTATCGTAGCTCTTCATTCCAAGATGAATGATGACGGGACTGTCAAGAAAGCCCGTGTAAAAAAACTCCTGAAACAGTTTGAGGACCTTGTGATTAACAACGCGACCGAGAACTATTTCTTTGAATACGAAATTCCCCAGTACATAACTCCCACTATACCGGATAGGACTACAGGCTATTCCGTGACAAGATTAAACCTTAAATGGCATACAACAAACAATTTTAATTCAGAATAATTATGGCTGTTCCAAAACTTGAAGCCGCTTCCAAGCTTTTTGCTGGACAGGGCGACCTCGTAATTTTTGACGAGATTCTCGATTACACCGGAAAGTCTCTCGCAAATCTGACCGTTACCAGCGGAGCTTCTGGCTCTTGCGGCCAGATCGTGCAGGACTCTACTAACTGGGAAGGAGAGGACGTGAACACCGAACAGATCCTGGACGAGCAGGGAAACCTTATCACCGCTCGCGTGACCGCCGGTACTCTCGGATTCTCTTTCGACATCGCATCCACCTCTCTCGGTATGGTCAAGAGATTCCTTGCCGGCGAGGATATTGAGGGCTCTGCTCTCGCTAGCCTCTTCGACGGCACCGTATCTGCAGTTGGTTTCGGTACCAAGCTGCCTGTGATGACACGTCCTATCGCTGTCGTGAACGATGAGCTGAACCGAGCATGGATCTACCCTAAGGCGAAGATCACCTCGAACCTGGCTTACTCTGACGGACTTTACCGTATCCATGCTGTTGTCCTGGCGGAGAATCTGGACGTCCGCGATCCAGAGGATTCTACCAAGCAGCTGCTTGCTACCGGCATGATCGTGGAGAAGGTCGCATAATCAGTCTTAAACCTTATAGAACGGGGCGGGCGTACTGCCCGCCTCTTTTAATTTTGCTTATATGGATAACGTTGCAAGCGCGAAATTCCTAGAAGGAGCATATGAAACTTTGGTGGGGGCTCCATGTGTTGTTATGGTTGGACGGCACAAGTATAAGGTCCGCCAGGTTGCTCAGGCCGTAAAGGAGCGAATCATACTTCTGGAACAAGAGGCTCATGTCCTGGAAGAGAGGGGAAAGCAGGGCCTACCCCTGAAGGAAGCCAAGAGAATCACGAAAAAGCTCTACTCGCTGCATTCAAAGAAAGCGGCATATTATCTCCTGGGGAACTGGGCGATATTCCTGAAGCCTCTATGGTGGATGCAGTGGAATATACTTCAACTCAGAGGCAATGAGACGACATTTAAGATAAACGAAGCGGGAGTCGTCAACGCCGACCTGGGTTTTTCCAAAGCCAACTGGGATATCTCAAGGCAGGAACGCGTGCTTTATATGAGACCGGTTGGCGAAGTCGCCAGGCAGCAGCTAGAGCGGCTGGAAAGCGTAATCAATATGTTGGAGAAGGACGCTTTGGGGATAAAGGAGGGCGACAAGTAGGCTCGGCGTTTGACTTTACAACACATAATGAACGGATAAAACAAGTCTACGGGAATTATTGTTTCTGGGCGTGGTTTAGATACTGGTATCTGGACTCAGTGAATCTGGTTACAGCGATCCTTCTCGACAAGGGGTACTTCGACTATGATTTTGTGAAAGAAAACAAACAGCTCCTATGGGAGGATACCGTGAAATCACATGAAGAGATTATGAAGACGCTGTCGATGTTCGGCATCGGAACGAAGGCTAAGGAGGAAAAACCGGATACGATGGAAGATATCCAAAGTTATATAAGAAAACAAATGGAGGACAAATAATATGGCAGTAGATATACCTGTAATTGTTGATATAGAAAAGTCTTTTGAAGATGCGGCTAAAAGAGTGAAAACCGCCATAAAGCCGCTTCAGGAAGTCATAGAGTCTGCTCCGGCGTCTCTTTTTATCGACGTAAAAATCGGGAATTCGAAGAAAGTCCTGGTGGAGCTTTTCGACGATGCGAGAACATCGGTATCCTCATTCGAAAGCGCTCTTGCTCAGGTTAGTGCCAAGATCGAGAAGTTGGCTGCGAAGGGAGGCTTTAATCTCAGGGCTTCCGGCCAGCTAACGAAAGAAGAAAAGAACCTTCTTGAGGCCGCTGGTCTACTCGAGACGAAGCTGAAGGGTGTCGGTAACGCGTCTTCGGCTATGAGCCGTGTTTTCTCTCTAAACATGAAAAAGGCTGAGGAGGATATTTCGAATTACATGCATCAGCTCGATGCTTTGCAGAGAAAACAGAATCTATCCGCCAGGGTGTCGTCTTCTGGCGGTCTGACAAAGCCTTATCAAGCGCAGATAGATGCTGTGAATGTCAAGTTGCAGGAAACCAGGAGGTTCCTGGGATATTGTTCCTTGGAATTGGAAAAGGTCTCTAGCTCCGGCGTTAAGGCGACGGCTGCAATGGGCGGCATGAAGACGAAGGCCCAGGAGATGGCTGAGGCGTGGAGACGTGGTGAAAGTTATCTTGCGCGATACAATGCTGGTCTTGAAAGCGCGTCGTTCAGGATGGGTACCCTTGTAAAAAACGCACTTTCACTTATGGCTATACATGCTGCATCCAGCTTTATCCGGAATGTGCGAGAGGTGACTTCGGAGTTCGAGATGCAAAGAGTCGCCCTCGGGGGTATTATCCAGGATACGGAGCGGGCGGAGAAGCTGTTCAAACAGCTCAAGGCTGCAGCTATTCAGTCTCCTTTCCAGATAAAGGATTTGGTTACATTCACGAAGCAGCTGTCTGCGTATCGAATCGAGACGGAGAATCTTTTTGACGTAACGATGAAGCTGGCTGACGTGTCAGCCGGTCTCGGCGTTGACATGAATCGTCTCGTATTGGCCTACGGTCAGGTTAGGGCAGCATCTGTTCTTCGTGGTCAGGAGCTTCGTCAGTTTACTGAAGCAGGTATTCCGTTGGTAGAGGAATTGGCTCGTAAGTTCCGTGAACTCGGCAGGGAAGGAACGACAACAGCGGATGTGTTCGAGCTGATTTCGCAGAGGGCCGTACCGTTCAAGATGATTGAAGATATCTTCAACGACATGACAAAGGCGGGAGGAATCTTCTATAAGATGCAGGAGAAACAGTCTGAAACGCTGAAGGGTCAGTGGATGAAACTTCGGGATGCGTTGTCTATTATGTACGACGAGATAGGCAACACCAGCGCCGTCCATGGTGCTATGGAGGTAATGCTTCGGAGCGCCAAGGAGCTGTTGGAAAACTGGCGTGAAGTTGGGAAGACGCTCGGTGTAGTCATCACCTCTTTAGCTGCTTACAAGGTCGCGATAATCAATCTGCGAATATCTCAGAATGCGTTGACAGCCGCCGAGGCTGCTCAGATTTCCGCGTTGGAGCTAAACACGATTGGACGTTCCAGGCTTATTGCCGTAATGTTGGGAGAAGAGAAAGCTATGAAGCTCCAGGTTTTTCTCTCAAACCTCTATGTAGCTGCGAAAAGGAGAGAGACTATGGCGACAAACATTTTCACGAAAGCGCTATGGAAGATGAATGCCGCTTTACTGAAAAACCCATACGCGGCAGCCGCTGCGGTGATAATCGTCCTGGTTGCAGCGATCTATAAATTGGTGAAAAGAACAAAAGAGGCTAAGGCTACAGTCGAAAGTCTACAAAAGACTATTGCGGCTTATGATAAGACGAAGGAAAGCGTTAAAGATATTCAGGATCTGTGTCAGGCCTATACCGAGCTGAGCGCAAAGCTTGAGAGGACGAAAGACGAGGAAGATAAACTCGCCAGGGTGACTAAAGAATTAGCAAAAGCATATCCAGGAGCTATTTCCGGGATAAACAAGGAGACTGAAGCTTTGAAAATCAATACAAAAGCGATCCAAGAGGAGAATGCCGCGAAGAGGGAGGCTATGGGGCTCGCGCTCGAAAAGCAGAAAACTGACATTGAATCAGAGCTGAAACCACTCCAGGATGAGTACGATTATATAATGGAGACCCTGACTCGGGGAACGGTTCGCAAAGGTGCGTATGGAGGTGTCTGGGAGGAGGTGTTGACTGAGGACCAGAAAGCCCGGTTGGGGGATCGTCTGCTATATCTGCAGGAAAGGATGGCAGGCTTTAAGGAGCAGATAGACGCAGCGACTAAAAGCTTGGAGGATTTTACTGGCGTTACGGCAGGACCTCCCCTTCCAGATTTTTTCAACGAAAAGTGGAAACTTCGCCTGGCTTCCTATAAAACAATGTTATCCGGAGCCGTAGCCGCGACTCGCGCTTTTGAGAACACTGAATTGGAACAATTCAAAACAGCGCAAGAAGCGGCGGAAAAAACTGCGGAGAAATACAATAAGCTGGCAGCCGAAATCCAGTTTTATTCTAACGCGCTGAAGACCGCCAAAGGTCAGGATGCGGAGTATTTTGCGAAACAGAAAGCAAATGCGGAAGCTATGCTGAGCTTGTACGGTCTTATTCTTACGGATTTTAATGCCTGGGATATGCTCAAGAAGAATGGTAGCGGAGGTGACAAGCTGTCTGGATTAAAGAATAGTATTTCAGACATAACCAACGCTTACAAGAAGTATCTTGAGCTCTTGAAGTATATGAGCAAGGAGGACGCGTTGAAGAATATCGACACTCTGTTCCCGTCGCTTGCGGGCTGGGAGCCGACATATGAGAACATGCTCGAAAGGTTGGAGAATCTTATAACGGCTTATAGGGGAAACGCTGATGCTACAAGGCTTATAGAGCAGGCTATAGCAAACGTAAAATTTGATAAGCTCCGGGACGACATCAAGGACGAGCTTTCAAGGCTCTCGAACGAGATAAAGCATTCCAAGGAGGCTAAGTCTTTCTACGACAACCTGCTTGACATGACCGGAAACGAAGACCTCGCAAGGAAGTGGACGGAGAAGATTTACGGCACCGTTGGGGAAGAGGCTGAAAACCGCCAGAAAGAACTATTGAGCAAGCTGTTTACGTTTGATAGCTCTCGCGTGGATGTTAGCGGTGAACTGCAGGGCGTTATCGCCAAGGCTATCTCCGAAAAGGATGTCGTCACCTTGAGGAAGTATCTTGGGGACATTGTTGATGCGAACAAGTCTGCTGCCGAGAGTATTGTTGCTGAATGGGAGAGGGACGAGGGCGCGTTTATTCAAAATTGGGAGAAAACATACGCAAAGGCTAAGACCTTCCAAGAGAGAATAGACGATATAAACAGGAAGCGCAAAGTAGCCAAGGATGAGGCGGAAGGGAAAGGTATAAGCACTTCTGGCCTCGCAGCCATGGACGCATACTATAATAAAGAAGTGGCTAAGGTTACGTTAGAGGTATTGAAGAGTGCTCCCGAATGGAAAGCTGCTTTCGAGGATATGGGGTCCGTAGGCGAGGCTACGCTCCGAAAACTTATCGTCCATTTGACTACGTTCAAGAACCTCTTCGCAGATGCTCTTTCACCGGAAGATTTAAAAGCCATAACCGAGGCTATCACACGTTCTGAAGAGGGTTTGGCAAAAAAGAATCCTTTCTTGACGATGTCTGAGGGCTTTTCGGAGTATGTGGATGCCCGAATGAAGCTTGCGAACATCGACAAGGAGTCAGATCCAGTTTTGTGGGCAAAATATAAGGACAAGGAGGCGGAAGCAATAAAGAAGATGCAGGATTCCGTGCAGGGGCTTTCGAACGTATATTCATCTTTCAGCGGTATCCTTTCTAACGTCAAGCAACTCCTCGACGTGGATGAGACCTCAGAGTTCGGTGCCGCTCTCGATGGCGTGGCTAGCAGTCTGGAGATGGTTGGTGTTGCACTCGTGGCAATTAATGCTATCCTAACTCTCATGGAAACCAATCCGATAGTCCTGGCGATTTCTGCCGTTGTCGCTGCTGGTGCTGCTATCGCAAAGGCACTCTCTGGCATCAAGAGCGCTAGGATGGAGAAAGAGATCCAAAAGCAGAAAAAGCTTGTTGACGATTTATCAGCGGCTTACGACAAGTTATCCAAGGTGATTGATAATGCTTTTGGTTCCGACTACGTCGCAACCAACGAGAAAATGATTAAGAACCTTGAAGCTCAGCAAAAGGCATACGAAAAGCAAGCGGAGGCAGAGAGCAAGAAGGGAAAGAAGACCGACGACGATAAGGTTCGAGAATACAGGAAGGCTGCGAGAGATACGGCTGAACAGATTTTAGAGCTCCGGGAAAAGGTTGCAGAGTTCTTTGCCGGGCAGGATCTAACATCGGCTGCAGAATCTTTCGCGAGCGCTTGGCGTGAGGCGTACGCGGAGTTCGGCGATACAGCGGACGCGATCAAAGAAAAGATGGAGGACATGATTCATAATCTTATAGAGAAAGCTGCGATGGCCGGTATTGTCCAGGCGGTGCTGAAGCCGTGGTATGATGAGCTCAATCGTC